CTTTTTTAAATCTGTATTAAGGACTCTAGAGCCTTGAATACTTTGTAGTGGTCTGAGATATCTTCTGCCACCTTTATTAACCGACCTTTAACGGCGTCTACCGCCTCTCTAGATACATCTTGGTCTATTGTTACCACAGACCCGCCTAAAGTTAACTGCTCTCCTTTAAAAGGGTTACCATTTCTTTCTATAAGCTCTACCCAACCTTTAAGGGGAAGTACTCCCGTCTCTTGTTCTATAGCGCCTGCATAGATAGTTACTTGGTCGTAGTCAGAGTCTTGATAAACTTCTTCTTTGTCGAGGGCCCCAGTTTTATAATCGATAATTGTAGTTACTACGCCACCTTTATTATCGTTTGTATCAATGTAACCAAGTACTCCGAAGTCTCCTAAGTCAAATAATATCTTTCTTTCAAACTCATCTAACCTAGTTACGCTACTAAGCAATCTTACTTCGTGCGGCTCAAATCCGTCAAAGTTATCATTCTCTAAAGCTTCTCCAATCATGCTACCGAACTCGGTGTATGCATTACCTTCAAACTTTTCTCCTAGGAAGTAAGACTTTATATAATCTTTCTTACTCCCTTTCCATTTACTATACTGACTGTAAGATAGGTAACTCTTACCCGTCTCGTCTTTTTTTGGTAGTTCTATCATTAAATAACTTTTTTTGATATTAAGTCCACCTCCGTTGGCGACTCTCCGTCATTTAACCCCATTATTAAATCGTCACCTATGTGAGACCTAACACTAAAGTCTACTAGAATCCCCCAAATGAAGATACTAAAATCCGAAAATAATTTAGTTTGTGCCCTAGACCCCTTGTTATTGGAGTAGGCACTTGAATTACAACTTGCTACACTTTCTTTTATTCGAATTAAAGACTCTTCACTTAGGAAGACATCTAGTCTTAATTGCTCTGGCTTCTTCCCCAAAAAGCTTTTACTTAGCGTGGGGGAATGTGCTGCAGAGTATTTCAACTTCCTCTCTACATACATAGGTATAATCTCCTCTAGCCCCTCTACACTAATGTCAGTATCTCTAGTGAAGACATATCCTAATCTTTCTATCCTATCTTTTATAGAGTTTACGACCTCTATTTGCCTGTCCTCTGCTTCTTTATCTCCTAACATACTACTTAAGTTTAGTGAAATTCTTTCTCTCTCCCTCTACGTCTGGGTAGTCTTCTACATTTTGCTCAATCCTGTATGACCTTACCTCAGATTCCCATTTTCCAGACTTAGCGTCGTATACTTCTACGTAGTATTTGTATTGGCCTTCCCCCGTCTCTCTATCTACTCTACCCATTGGCTATTCTCTTTATGTCTTTTTTAGTTATGTAAGTTACCTTACCTTTTGCTTTTGTTGGTATAGCGTTAAGTATCTCTATAGCGGCAGCCTTATCTTTATCGTTAAAAGTGGCCAACGTCTCTATAAGCTTAGCTTCTACCTCTTCGTTGTACTCGCCACCTTCGTAAAGGTAAGTCAATACACCTTTCTTCTCTGCCTCAGGGTCTCCCTCTTGGTTGGCCAATGGCAGAGAGTCTTCTTGCCTAAGGGCTGTAACTACATCTACAACCGCCTTAACATCTTTCTCACAGTACTCGATTATTTCATCTAACCTACCTTCGTAGAATGCCTTACCTACATCTGCCCCACTAATTCCATCTTTAGGGGAATCTAGACCTAGTACAGAAGTAAGTGACAATAGAGTAGGGTACTTAAATCCGCTATTTTTCCAAAGTACTGCCGTATCTAAGTGAGACATCTCCCAAGGCTTCAAGTGAGCCGTATCGAATATTTCAAGTGGTAGTATTCTGTTAACTAGGCATCTCCTCATAATGTAAGGAGCGTCAAATCCAGTTACAACGTGCCCACATAAGTAGGTCTTATTGTTAATTAATCCAGATACCACTTCGTTGAACTCTTTAAGTAATTCGGCCTCTTCTCCGCTAAAGGTCTTCAACCATACTTCACCGTTTCTAACTACACCTATAGTAATACATGCAATAATCCCAAACTCAGCCTCTAGTCCGGCCTTATCGTAGAAAGAGTTTTTTACATCCTCTATGCCGTTCTTAATACAGTAATACTCCCAAGCATCCCACATGTGGTGATCTTCATTGAAGTCGTTGGTACAAGGTACTGTCTCTATATCCAAGAAGAGTAAGTCTTCTAAATTTTGTTTCTTTAATAGTCTCATATAATATTATTAAACCCCCTCAGGATTTTCCAAGGGGGCTAGGTTAATTTACTGGTTAAACACAACCACCGCTTCTGTGGTCAAGAATGTACCTACTACTGAGGCAGCGTTCTCTAAAGCACATCTAGTAACCTTAACTGGGTCAATAATACCTGCCTCAATCATATCAACTAGGTCGCCACTTCTGACATCTACACCTATTCCTTTAGCAATGTGAGGCTTGTACTCAATTCCGGCATTATTAAGAATAGCCTCTATAGGTGCAATTGCCGACTCTAATACAGAGAGGTATCCAAGAGAGAATGCGTCTTCTAAGTCTTCGCTTTTATAAGCTCCAAGAACTTCTGCAGATGCATTTGCTAAAGCAACTCCTCCACCTGAAACAATTCCTTCTTCTAGGGCAGACCTTGTAGCATTAATACTATCCTCTACTCTATCTTGCTTCTCCTTCAACTCACTATCGGACTTTGCCCCTACATAAATAGTAGCTACGCCTCCTGTTATTCTAGATAACCTTTCTTGAAGGTCTTTCTTATCGAAAGTGTTTTCGGTGATTTTAATCTTCTTTTTAATCTCCTCGATAAGGTCAGATAAGTTATCGCTATCTCCTACTAATAAGGTATCTCTGTCAGACATTACTGCCCTTTTAAGTTTGCCTAGTACTCCGGTAGATAATTTAACTCCCTCTACTTCTGAAACAACCTTCGCTCCAGTAAGTGTTGCAATATCTCCTAAAAGATCTCTTTCAATCTTAAGAATCTGTGGAGACTTAACTACGCAAATCCTTCCTTTAAGAGGCCCGTTTGAGTTCTCTACTAAGTTACCTAATGTAACTGGGTCAATATCGTCTGTTATAATCAATAACTTGTTCTTAACAGAGGAGAATACTTGCTTTAGGAAGTTTGCAGTAACGTCTCCCTTCTCTAACTTACCCTTGTGAAGTAATACAAAAGTGTCCTCTAGCTCACAAACGTCTGTAAGGTTATTAGTCACAAATCTTGGGTGGTAATACCCTCTATCGAGTACAACACCGTTACGCATCTCTACATAACTTTCCGCTGTATCGGACACTGACGAAATAACTGTACCATTCTCACCTATCTTACTAAATGCCTTAGATACAATTTCTCCTATAACCTTATCTCCGTTTGCAGAGATAGTAGCGACACTCTTTAAGTTCTTTTTAGAAACTTTAGTAGAGTTGTTCCTCAACGTTTTAACCAAGTCTTCTACAGCCTTGTCTAGGCCTTTCTTGTACTCTGTTACCGACATATTACTGTCTTCCTTAAGCACTTTAAAACCTACATTAAATAAGTCTTGAGCTATTACTGTAGCGGTGGTTGTTCCATCACCTGCTTGTGAATTAGCTCTACTTGCAGCCTCCTTAATCATAGACGCCCCTATATTCTCGAAAGGGTCTTTAGGGGTTACAGTCCTAGCTACAGAGACTCCATCTTTAGTTACAGTATAAACTAATTGTCCATCTTTATTTGCAGGAATGATTACATTGCGTCCAGACGCACCGAGAGTTACCTTAACGGCATCTGCAACAGTATCTACCCCTCTTTTAAGCGCCTCTCTTGAATCTAATCCGAACTTAATTGTTGTACTCATATGTATTTCTAATTTAAAATTTTAACTTCTAGTCTTGTGTTTTTGTACCCTTGCCTAACTACCTTCTCTGTTTTTAAGAAGTGGAAAGGCCCGTACTTAGTTATTACTATTTGGCGGCCCTTCTTGTTAGAAAATGGCCTTGAAGAGGAGGTACCTGAGTCTATTCTCCTTTGTCTTCTATTAGGCCCTAAAGATCGGTATCCAAAGAGTATTTCATTAATTAAGTTTCCTTCTCCGTCGTATGCCTTTGTGTATGGCGTATTTAATCTGATTCCTTTCATATTATAATATAGCTACTATGTTTGCTATCGGTATGATATAATGGTCTTTATCCTCATACTGACACTTTCCTTTTTCTCTTGGCCTCACGTAAAAAACTTTATCCCCGACCTCTGGAATATTTACGAACTCCCCCTTACTCTTTAGCTCCTCAGATACCATGACAACTACCGCAGAGGGTATATTGTCATCATCTGGTCTAAATGTCATACCAGAACCTTCGTCCACAGTATTTTCTTTGTAAGGCTTAATCATTATTCTGTCTCCTAGTATCTTCATATTAGTCTATAATTGTCTCCATTTTAATTACTCCCTCTCTGCCTGCTACTGGCATATCTCTGTCTACCTTTGGTGCCGGTACAGTCACAGGATCCTTAACCATCATTTTAGACGCCTCCGCAGTTTGAATAGTTACTGCAACGTTGTTTATAGCCGAGGCTATTGTTAATACCTCGTTTACGTTGTAGACTCCCGCCTCTGTTGCCTTGTTGAAGGCTGCGTTAATAACTTCTAAATTCTTCATATGTTTGTTTTAAGATGGTATACTTACCGTTATATGTCTTCTTTCGTCTACTGACAATGCTCCTTTTCTACTTCTACCCCAAGATTGGCAATTGTTACATTGATACGCTCTATAGGCATTAACTGTAGTCTTGTATTCACTACCCCAAAATAGGTTATCGCTTCCACAAGTAGCACAAACCTCAACGTCGCTTGCAATATGTAATCCTACATTAGGATGAGGTTGAATGTACGGCCTTAGTTTAAGGTAAACCTCTTCTAAAACTCTCACATCTTGGTCACAGTATAACTGCATTGCTTTTAAAGCTTTCTCGTCACCCACAACACACCTGTTCCACAGATCTGTCTCTGTTCTAATCTTACCCTCTATTCCGAAGAAGTTTTTAGCTATGTAATCAAGTCTGTTAGATGTAATAGCAAAAGATCTTCTTGCATGCAGTAAAGTGTCAATACCTTTGTATGGAGAAGGTAAACCTAGTTCGTGTTGTAAAAACCTAGTGTTAGCTTTCTTTCTATCGAACTTATTTAAGTTGTGGGCAATTACAATATCAGCCTCATCCAACATATTCCATAATCCTATAGAAATCCTCTTATCGTCTCCTTTAAGAACCTCTTCTTTAGTTTGGCACATAGAGTAAATCTTGTCATCAAACAACCACTTACCGCTCCAACAAATCATAAACCAATCTCTCACTATCATATTGTCTCCAATATTCACCCCCCATTTCTGGAACGATCGAACCTCCATTGCTGCCGTCTCTATATCGAAACATAGTATTTTTGCAGGTGAGGTATTCTTGATAGAAGAAACGTTTAATTTCTTAGCCCAATTACGAATAGTCCTTTCTGTTACTCCATGTTCAGATGCCAGTACTTCCTGAGCTTCTGCCCTAGTCATAGGATCCTTATCGTCGTCTGCTCTCCAATACAGCCCTTTAATAACTTTCTTCTCTACTTCCGTTAAATCTTTATATAATATCGCCATGGACAATCTGATCTTTTAATATGTTAAGCCCTTTTCTAAGGGATTCTATACCCTCTAGGGCTTCTACCCTATTTTTTTCAACCAACGAGTCTCTTAGCTCTACGCAAGATTGCCTTAGGTCAGTTGTTTGATGGTTGATAGACCGTATACGGGGGCTATCTAAACTCTCTCTAATCATAAATTCTTAATTAAGGTTATTGTTTCTTTACAATCTTCTAAATTTCTAGGCATAAAAAGAACTGTGTTTAGTTTGTAATCGACTAGATACTTCTTGAATAGCCTCCAAGTCCTAGGGAAGTCGGGGAAAGATCTCCCCTTTACTTCTATAAGCCAAGTTAATGGCTTTCCTACTGGCGGAGTAAAGTCAGGGGTGTAGATGGCATCTGTATATACCTTACCTCCTCTGTTTTTGTAGACCCCGTTACCATTCATAAACTTCTCATAAGAAATATTAGGAGATGTAAATGCCGCATCTATATTAAACTTCTGTTCTTCATAAGCAAACGGAATATCGTTTTTTTGTAACAATCGATACATCATCATCTCCAACCTAGACCGGAAAGTTATGCCATCGTACACTATTTTTTTAGCGTTCGTTTGCCTATTATAGCCTCTAGCTGTTTTAGGTTTAGCTTTTTTCTTCATACTCTGTAAATATATAGCTTTTTTCCTTTGTTTACAAGGATTTAGTTAATTATTTTTACTTTTTTAGTGAACATCTGCATAATTATCTCCAAATTGTACGTCAACAGAAATTTTTATGTTTAGTTTAAGTAGTTCATTAACTTTATCCATAGCTTCGTCTATAATAATCTTCACTTCTTCCCTCCTACCTTTCTCTACAGAAACTACCATTTCATCATGGTACTGCAAGAATGGGGAAAGGCCCTCTAAGGTTATGTACTTTAACCAAACATCAAAGATGTAAGCACCTGTACCTTGATTAAGCGTTGAGAATATATCTTTTTCAGACCTAACCGAGTACCAGAAGTTACTAACCGGGTTTAGTAACCACATTTGATCTCCTATAGTCTTAACTTTTATATCTCTTGGCAATTGTTTTATACTCCAATTTCTCTCCCAGTAGGCCTCAATAAGAACTTTTGCTTCTTGTGTGCTCATACCAATAGCTTCTCCAAGCTTCTCTGCTCCAATTCCGTAAATACACCCGTAGTTGGCCATCTTATAGCCATCTCGTATAGGTTTAAGTAGGGTTTTAGTAGCTTTATCACCACTCTTATACAAGTCTAATTGTTCTTGGGTAATTGCGCCTGCCCTTAATGCCAAATCTAAGTGTGGATCGAAACCTTCTGACATCTGTTCTATAACATAGTCAGGGTCGTAGTTAAACATATAGTGCCTTTTGGTGTTATCCTCTAAGGAAACTATATCCGAACCACACAGTTCTTGGCCCTCTTTAGCAATAATACATTCTCTGATTATTTGACCGTCTCTAAGGTTAGCTTCTACAGCCTCGGCCTTAGTCATCCCGCCTTTTATGGCTTCGTGTATAGCTCCTGTAACCCCCGGTAGATTCACAATAGGCTTAGAGTGTCTAAGTCTTAATGTGTTGGTTAGTCCGGCAGCACTGGCTATGGTCATTCCATTCTCGTCAGAGCATTCTTGTAAAGATCTAAGTAAAGCAAGTCTGTGATTTATCACAGTAAGGCCATCCAAGTAAAGTATAGCAGGCTCTTTATCACTTAGCTCTAATATACTCTCGCATAACTCCCTGTCTTTATTTCTAATCTGAGGTACTGGCCCGTTGGCCCCGTCATTAAATATCTTAGGCTCCCAACCTATACTAAACAGCCAATCCTTAAGCTGAGTAGTGGAGCTAGGATTTGCAGGAGCTCTAACCTCCTCTGTTGTTGGGGGAAGGCCATTATCTTTTAAGTACTGAAACCACTTAATAGCATTTGCAGAGGGTTGCCTATTCTTTTTAAACATTACCTTAGGCTTAGTTTTAATTATAGCCCCCTCAGGCATAGCTCTTATAAGCATTTCCTCCTTTTCTAAAAGCATAGGCTCTAGGATATCTATATTCTCCTTAACCTTATCTAAGTCCACTCTACACATCTCAGATTGTTGAGTGACTAAGCAATCCATCTTAAACATCAAGTATTTTATAAACTCGAAGGCCGCTTCGGAAGAACCGTACAACTCCATTAACTTAGAGATCAACTCTTCCCAAAGTTTTATGTTTATCTTTACATCCTCTTGGCATCTGTTCTCATAATCCTCATAAGTAAGTCCTTCCCAATCCTCTATTTTAGGTTTAGGTATACCGTACTCTACTCCAAACTGTGCTAACCCGAAGCTAGCTTTTCTCGTTGGAAATAAGTACCAAGCCAATGCCAAGGTGTCTATTACGAAGGCTTTTATTTTGAACCCTAACAATCTCTCTAACTCTACCGAATCGAACAATTTAAAGAAGTGGCCGACTATGAAATTATCCTCGTCTTCCATTATACTTTTTATCTTATCCGGATCTTTGGTAGAAATTACCTGCCAGTCTCCATCTTCGTCTTGGTAACCTACAGATACTACGTGTAATTTAGTGGATTTAAGTCCGTCTGTTTCTATATCAACTACGTATGTTGCCATTAGTATTCTCCTTTAAGTGAGTTGAGGTTTATAGGCAATCCTCCATGCCGCATAGAATAATCTATGTCTCTCTCATTAGAGACGCAAATGGCCTTAATGTCTTTGTGCTTAAACCCGTGCTCCTCTGATAGAAGTAGAAAATCTTCGGCCTCTAATACGTGACCCGAGTCTATAGATACACCGTCCAAATAAACAGTGTACCAGTCATCTAAGTAAAGTATCTTAACTCTGTGCATAATTAAATTATATCGTTTATGTTAGTAATCCTTTTAAATCCTACGTCGTACTTACGGTTATGGCTCTTATCCATTAAGAAACAGCAAATACCTGCGTTATTAAGTGCTTTAAAGTTTGCGAACGAATCGTCTACGAACACTTCAATACCTTCTCTCTTGGCAATATCTACTTTAGAAACCCCCGGACGAACTGTGTATACAGGTCTAGCAGGGAATCCATGCATGTCTAACCATCTCTCTGTAATCTTAGAGTCGATCGGCCTAGAGGTTATGTAACAATGTACATCAAAGCTTATATCCTTAGGGTCTACTAAAGGTTTAATATCCATGAAGAAAGAGTTCAATACTCCGTCTGACTCCATTTTACTAAAGATATCCATTAACTCCCTATCGAAGTACCAATCTTTTGGGTGTGCATCTGAACCCCTTAATTCAGTCCAAGCTCCTAGCCAATCGGCTAGTACTTCATCTATATCCAATCCTATCTTAACGTTCTCCAAGTATCCATGGGCCCTGTCATCCCCTTGTGGATAAATCTTGTAGTATGCCGATAAGAAGTGGGCGTTGCATTGTAAGTGATTTATGTGAAGCTCTCCCGTTTCTGGGTCGTAGTCCTCTCCATTCTTAAATGCTGCCCAATGTCGATCTAGAGACTGAATTACATCGCTCCATTTCATACCCCTTTCCCAATTCCTAGGGGCATACTTCTCTGCTCCCTTAGTTAGAACTTTTACTAACCCCTCGGTTGCAACTGGATGCTGTAGGTCGTACCTCAATTTTCCACTGTTGTACCTGAGGCCTCCTCCCTTTCCCTCAGAAGCAGTTCTAGCTACTTTTTCTGCATCTTCTTGAGGCTTTACTATAGTTATTTCCAAACCTTCAAAAAGGTCGTCTTCCATCATGTCTTCAAATTTCTTTACGCTATCTCCCATATTATCTTATTTAATTTTATTCCTCTTTTTAATTTCGTTTATCCTAGATTTCATCTCCTTATCTTCTCCTTTACTTCTTAAGTACATAGACGATACTTCAAAAGCTTCGTTGTATGATTCTAAGTAACCTATAAGCGTCTTAATGTCATCTTTCATATTTAATATTTTTAAAATGGTCTTACTATTGGTTTAAAGTCATCTCCGAACGCATCCTCTGCAGTCTTCTTAGGTATAGTCTTCTCCTCAGTAACAATTCCTTGTTTCTTTAAAGACTCATACATGGGGTTTCTATTGGAGCTATCGAAGTAGCCTCTGAATCCATCTACAGTCTTGTAAGATAGAGCTGTAGACTCGCTAGCAGGTGTTATACTACCTCCTGTATCATAATCTTTTATCTTTGCAGACCTTATATCCATCATCCTCTTTAAGGCGTCTACTTTATGGTTTGTTATCCTATGATACACTAAGAATCCGTCGCATCTGTTAGCAAACATATTTCCTCCGATTGCATCGTAGTGGTATGGAGCTTTTAGATATCCGTCTTGGTCTCTAGGTGCTCTAGCCGCCTCCGTGTTAGGGTGGACAGACATGAATACCGCCATAACTTTCTTACTGTAAATATTAAGCCTTGAAAGAAGGTCGTCGTTATAGTTGTAAGTGTTTGCAGCAGGTTTCTTAAAGTATGAGAAAGGGTCGATAAATAGTCCATCTAAATTGTGGAACTTATTTAAAACCTCTGCCCTCTTAAGAATATCCTCTACTGAGAAAAACTCTTCGTTTTTAAAGATAAAGAAGTGAGAGTACATGAAGTCTTTAAACACTTGCAATTCCTTGTCTCTACCTTTATAGTAAGAAATTTGCTTACCGCAAAGGGCCTCTAAAAGGTACCTTTTTACTGTACCCACATCATTTTCTCCGCAACATATAGCAAACTTCTTACCGTAAAGGACAGATAGGCCTACTAATTTGTGAAGAACCATGAACGTCTTCCCTACACCTTCAAAGGCGAGTATAAAGTTTAGGGTCTTCTCTTTAAATACGTAGTACGGATCTAAGTCAGGCCAACCGAAAGATAATCCTAGTGGAATATCACCCGATATGTATTGGTCTAACTTTTCTTCGTCTTCGCCTGCCCAAGATATAAAGGATAAGTCGCTGTAATCAGTATCGTCGTCTTCCTCGTCTTCTTTAGGTAGGTCTACACCATACCCCATTTTACGTAGTTGTCTGTAACCTTTAGCAAAATCTCCGTCTGCATTTATAATAGAATAGATTGCAGAATTACTGTAAGGTTTCTCTGTATCGAATCCGGTAGAGGTTGAGAATACGTAAAGGAAATTGCCATCTAAGTTGTAAGTGGCAGACACACCATATCTTTGTTTGTCCGGCCTCCTTAGGTAGACCCAGTTTGCATCCTCTCTTAATACTTCCCAACCTGCTTCTTCAAGTATGTCTAGCCCTATGTCAGGGTCTTCGTTGTACTTTGGGAAGGGGTCTTTAAATTCTCCATCACCGTAAAAGGTTTTCTTTTCTCTAATCCTTTCGTCGTATGTCTTACAAGTAGTTATAAGTACATTTCTTTCGTAGTTCTCTATAAACTGTATGTCTAGAATATCTCCGTAGATAATCTCGTAACCCTCAGACGGATAGCATTTAATATATCCTCCCTGTCCTCTAGTCTCCATTATGACATCTTTATTTGCCTTAGATGCCAATTTCTGATTGCCTTCTACTACGGAAGTTCTATACATTAAGTGGTAGCCGCCACTCTTAGTCTTAGCTACTACTAATTTTCTTAATATGTTATCAGGTATCTTAGACTTCCAATCTTCCCAAACCTCGTCTTGATTCTCTAAGACATCTAAATCCATATCTAGCACCTCAAGTCCTCCTGATACTGAACCCGTACAAATCCCAATCTCTTGGAAGTCGAACTCTGATAAGTCTTCTCCTATTGGGAGGCCCCAACCTGATATGTTAGGTATTTTATCTCCTTTATTTAGCGGCACGGGGTTTAGGCCCGCTTTTAAGTAAGACTCTGCTGTTTCTCTGTACGCCATATTTGTTTTTTTGATAGTTTTATTTATTATAGAATAATTGATACATCCTCTCTCCCGATTAATTCAGACTCCGATACAACTGGACTTGAAGGGTCTACTTTTAAGAACCTTCTAAGTTGGATAGAGTAGACAAACACCTCTGAACTAGCCTCAGAACATGGAATAGCCCAGTTATTCCTACTCCCGTAAAATTTAACTTCCTCTAAATTATATTGGTGAGCTTCATTCGGGTCTAGTGTAGTTCCTTGATAAGGGCTTTTATAAAAAACTCCGTTTGGTGGGTTGTATATTAAAAACTTTGTGTTTGATGCATATAATTTACTCTCTTTAACTAAGTCATGACCCTTAAGGTCAATATAATCAAGGGGCACTGGTACTACTCTCCCACTTAACTCACTCATTGCATCTGCTACATCTTTAGCTTCATAAACTTTTGCTTGCATTTTAAATGGAACTAGTATACCATCGTCTCCTATAAACAAACTTTTATTGTATATTTTTATATAGAACTTCATAATTACTTTTTTTGATAGTGTTAATTATTATAGAATAACTGATATATCCTCTCTCCCGATTAATTCAGACTCCGATATATTTGGAATCGAAGTGTCTACTTTTAAGAACCTCTTAAGTCTTTCGGAGTATATAAATAAATCTGAAATAGGGTCAGAGCATGGAATAAACCACATACTTGACCCCGAGAAATAATCGACCCCTTTAAGATCGTACTTGTAGGCTAACTCAGGGTTTTGTGTAGTTCCCTCACAAGGCGCTCTATAAAAAAGCCCCGAATGGGGGTAGTATATCAAGCACTTTGAATCTTTTGGATACGGGATAGAAAGGTCACTTAAGCTTACATCGCCGGGTTCTAAGTAGTTAACAGGAGATGCTACCACGGGGTTATTTAATTCAGATATTACTTTATATACGTCCTCTGATTCGTAGATATTTGCCCCTTCCTTGGTTGGTAAAAACACTCCGTTCTCACCTAAGTACCTATCTCCGTAATTTTCTTTTATGTAAAACTTCATAGTTATTTTTTTGATTTTTCAAACTCTCTTCTAAGAAGCTCGGCCATAATATAATTACTATGCGTAGGTATTCCATCCCTCCAACCTTTTGGAGAAACTCTTGTACCATCGTCCGTGGTTATGAAGAAATATTCATACCCTTTAGGAGCTCCATCTACGGCCTCTAACTTGTTTTCCTCTCGACACCATACTTTTTCTAGCGTGAGTTTCCAACTTCTTATTTTCTTATTATTTTTATTATACCAGTCATTACTGGCGTAGTAGTCAACGAAAGTCTTTCCGTTTACTATGTAGCCTTTTTCCAATGCGTATTGTGTAGCTTCCTCAGGTGTTGGAGGTGTAAACGCTAATGGTGGCTTGAAGTCATCTTCTGTGTAGATCTCTAATAGTTCATCCCTATATCGAGAGGCCTTCCCCTCTTCTATAGCCTTACGGATGTTAAGTTTTGATTTAGATAGCGATAAGAAATGTTCTTTTATTATAAAAACGTTAAATAAACCATCTTTGAAATGAACTAAATACCCACTCTCTTTTAATTCTTCTATACTCTCTTCTATTTCAACTTTGCCAGTAATCCCTATGTTTAAGTCTGTATTTAAAGACTCGTCTCTCAAAACCAACACTCCTAGAGTGCTTATTTGAGGTTGGGTTACTAAGTAAACATACAAGAGTTTAGAATGGGCAGACAACGTAGAAAAATACGCATCCGCCCATAATTTACCTATTGGTACCATCTATATCCTTAGAATGGTTTATTGCTCTTTGGTTTGTCCTCTTTAGCGTCAGTAGCCTTGGCCCTTTTCTTACGCTCAGGCTTAGCCTTTACTTCCTCTTTAGGAGTAGAGTCTTTATCTCCTGCATCCTCAGAAGGTGCGCCATCTTTAAAGTTTTCTTTGATGAAGTCAACTAAGTGGTCATAGATGAAAGTTTCTTGCTCTGAGTAATCCCACTCTGTAAGACGTCCTTTTTTCTTTTGGACTGGCTCAGGCATCTCGTCATAAGTAAGGAAGTAATCTACCTTCTCATCATCTTGATACATTTTTACACCGCTTCTAGAGGATTTTCCGGTCTCTTCTGCAGTCATGTTCCATAGACCAAAGTCCACTTCCTTGGTTAAATCTAAATTACCGATTCTTCTAATGAAATCTTTAGAAGTTCTACTGAACACATCCCCAAGTGAGATAACATATTTGTCATCTACGTCAGTCATGCTAACCTCTACCATATCGCCCCAATCAGCTTCGTTGATAGAAATTCCGGTAATCTTAGCCTCTAAGTTTCTTAAGATGTAGTAATATACTACCTGACCTTCGTTCTTACCTTTAGTCTTCTTTCTTTCAAGAATATCTTCCGGATTAAGGCCTAAAGACTCTAACTTTGAGGTTAACTTCGCCTCATCGGTGTTCTCTAATACTAATTCGCTTGCGTAAACTCCTACGTAAGTCGTGTTTGAAGCTCCCGCTCCCCTTGTGTTAATCGCCATATTTAATTGAATTTAATTGTTATATGATTTTATTCTGCTTTCGTAATACTCGAAGTCTGAACTTAAAGACTCTTTATTTTCTTTAAGCAGTCTCCTTTTCTTCTCATACAGTTTTTTAGACCTTTCGTATGATTTAATAAGCTTGTCTGTGTTAGACCCCTGCTTCTGGATCCCCTTTTTCATATTTGAATACGCTAAGGTGGCCTGAACTGTCCAATAATTAATCTCTGTATCAATAGTTATTATTTGCCTGTTTATACTGGTAAGCTTATCTTGGTCATTATGAACCATAACCATTAGCAAAGTCTTTACAAAACCTAATCTTAGAATATTCTCTGTAATCTTAGGATCTACTTCGTCGTAGTAGTCGCTAAATCTGACATCCTTCCAACCGTACTCCCCATTATGTCTCTTTGATATTTTGAAGCCCTTATAAATATAGGCTAAATGGTCACCAAAATCAAACGGCTTTTTTTGCAGCTCTGATTCTGCCATTTTGTAAATCCTTTTATAAGTATCTTGCATATTTGTAATTTATATATTAGCAAATATAGCGAAACTAAATGGAAATTCCAAATCTTACGGTACTATTCTAGATAGCTCTACAGTCTCATCTTTTAAACCCTTTACTACTTTTACTCTAAGAGCGTCTACCTTATCTAGTAACTCCTTTACTTTAGATTCTATCCTATTTACGGTAACCTTAACCATTTTATCCGCTATAGCTTCGTTTACTGATAGTAGTATTATATTTCCGTTTTGTATCAACTCTACGACCCTGCCTCCGACTGTTATACAACAACCTTCGGACTCATTTAGGATTATGTACTTGTTTATACCTTTTTGGAAAATCTTACTACCATTTTTGTTTATTATCCTTAGAAACTTTTTGTATATCTCAAAGTCTGACTCTGTTTGGCCCGACCTGAAAATCTTTTCTATCTGCTCTTTCATATCCTGTATTTTTGATAGTGTTTATCCCCTTCCTTTAGAATCCGGATAGAGGTCTTTACTTCTATCTGATAACCAAAACTCTCTGGTGTTCATATCCATTATACAAAGTTGTCCGTTCCAACCTGCTCCGGTGTCCATGTTACATAAATTACCCACCCAAAAAGGTTCTCCTTTGTCATGTGAAGTGTGGCCAATGTATACCTCCTTGAATTGCTTAAGTGGTTTGAAGCTATCTAACTCCCTTCTATTTCTAAGAGATAGTGCAGATCTGTATAATTCTCTATCCCAATGGCATTCTCTGGATATAGAGCCTGCGTCAACTCTCAGGCTTGCTTGCCTTTCAAAATCTCCGTGGTGAGTATAATCCCAACCTGCGTGTACAAAGAGCCTATTTTCATCGTCTATATACCAATCTACTTGGTCTTCCCAAAACTTTACGTGCCTTTCGTCTTGTATTAATTTCTTATCTACGTAAGAGCGTACTGTAGCCTCTCCTCCTTGTTTAAGCCAATTGTTTGGGGCATCTTTATACTTAATCCAATCGTGGCACCACACATCGTGATTACCTCTGATAGCCACTAAATTCTTTATACTTAGTAGTATTTCTACACACTCGGGAGTATCATCCCAACCGTCTGCAACATCTCCTAGCTGTATTAACTTATCTACATCTTTATCAAACCCCGACCTTTCCAAACATTGCTTTAAGGCTCTTGCAGATCCGTGGATGTCTCCCATTACAAATACTCTCATAATTTTTGTTTTTAATTATTAGTGGAGGTGCCGGAGTTGAACCGGTATAGGCGCTTGTGAGGCCCCTGTTTTCCACATATGCATCTACCTCCTTACCAAATTGATTACTGGTTGTCTAAAACATCTTTCAAGAAGCTTATCTTATCTAAATGGTCTTGTAGATTTTGCTCTGCATCCGTTAAGTCGTTCTTAGCTGTTAGTAATACTGTAATGTAATCCTTTCTGTCTGAGATAGGGTTTCCAAAGTTTACTTTAGAGCCTTCTAAACGCTCTTTACTCTTTGTTACCATGTCTTCAAAGTCTATTGTATCACCTTCGTAAGAAGAGATATGAGATTTTAAAGAGCTTTGCGCTTGCCTGTAAGCTTTTTCCGCTAATACTGAATCGTCGTCTCCTTTTAAAAACGCTTTAAAACTCGTTAAGAAAGACTCTGTTGTTGTTTTTGTTTTGCTCATAGTTGTATAATTTACTTAGTTAATATTTTAATTTTGATTTTCTAATTTTTTTAAGTTTGACGTCAGACGTCTCTATGCCTTTGTGGACTACGGTGGTAGGAGTTGTTGTGCTAGGGGTTTTTATAAATGACTTATCCGAACCCTTATAAAGCCCTTCAAAAGGATTTCCCTGTACCGTCACGCCTTTATCGCCTAATAAAACACCCCATTTTCCATTGCTGTGTATGAACCCTTTCTGGTTATACGTCCAAATATCTCCCTTACTATTGGATCTTATATCTCCGTTAGACTCAACTGTAACTCCTTCCATACCACTGAAACCTCTAACAGGTCTGTATAATACGCCTTTTCCGTATATTTTTCTGGCTTTATCTAGATTAATGTCTAAGATCAAGGCTTCTATATCTTTTTCTGGATTATCTACTATATCTGACCATACTCCATCTTTGTAGATGAACCCTTTTTGACCCCCCACCCAAATATCTCCTCTACCATTAGACTTTATAATACCGCTAGAGATACTTGTAAACTTACTTTCAGGGCCTTTAAACGGCCTGTATACCACTCCTTTTTTGTATAATCTCTTGGCTTTTTCTAAAATTTCTTCTTTAGCGACTTTAACTAAACCCTCAAGAGTGGTGGTAGGTTTTGATCCTTTTACTACACCTGCAATATCTTTTCCTGTCTTCTCTTTACTGATACTGTACTGACTTAGTATAGCACTTATTACAGATAGTACGTCTGCTTTTGAATCCTTGGTGCTAGTGTATACCGAAGACCAACTTATACCGTGGTCTAAAGACTTCATCCAATTTATTTTAGAGAATATTACTGAGGACAATGGTCTATCTAGTAAATTAGACATATCTACACCTTTATTAGTGTCTTTTACACAGAACTCCAATACGCTATAAGCGATTAAACTGTTTTCTAATACATCTCTTACTTTTATATCTATCCCTTTTTTCATACCTCTTTGTTTTATTGGTTAATAAAGTACTCTATTAGATAGAGCCTTGGTGCAATTAGAACCTTTAAAAGGCTGTACACTCCGTCAATCAAGCTGTAAAATGATAAAGGTGCTGCAATTGCTGTAAAAATACAAAGGAGGGCAAACATAGGGCCTCCTTTTTCGTAATACCTTCCCATAATCAGGCTGTCGTAGCGATTAGACTTCTCCTTCCTTCCTAATAAAATAAATATCTTGTATATTAGGAAAAGGTATAAGGATGAAAAAACTATCCCTAAAACTTCCGAGGCTATATGCCACCTATAAAACTCTTTCAACAGGATTGGTGCCTGCTCTATTACAAAGTCACCTGTAGACTCCGCCACCTCTATACCTTTCTTTACTAATTTTGCTAATTCTGAATCTAGATTATCTTCCATATAACTGCCTTATTTTTTCTGTTTATAAGTTTTCTTTAACCCAATTTTCTAATCTTACACATCTATCTACATCTCTTCCTTGATACCAAGTGCATAGGTGTTGAATATCGGATTTTAATACTTGCAACTCTGACCTACTATAAGTCTTTTCTTCTACAAATTTAATTGTGATAGTGTTGTATACTAGGTCTACTTTAAGTTTATAAATATTATTTTCAGAAAAACTTGGAGTCCAGTATCCTAGCCCCTTATTTTTAAAGTTTAATCTAGTATTATATTCATCAAATTCATACTCAATTAACACCTCATCAATACCACCGAGCTCACAATACTTCTTGATGAACTCTTGTGGTGGCGATGGTAAATATGCAGTTTGAACTTTATCTCCTTGACATATATCACACACCCTTTGTGTAGTGTACGTTCCAGAAAATGTTGTTTCTCCTGTACCATTACATTGAAAACACTGCTTAGTTTTTATTAATGATGTATCAGTTGTAGCTATTATTTTAACTAATGAAAATATATTAGTTTTAATTTCATATTCTCCATTTGTAAAATGATAAGATTCTGAAGTTACCATTTGTACTTGAAGTATTTCTTTCTGATTATAGAGTACCCAATTACCCGCTTCAATATCCTCATCTACAGTTAGGTATAGATGTTGATTTGTATATTGCTTCTTTTCATTTGCTTCCTTGACATTATCATAATAGTATAAATTCTTACTGTTCATGTGTGCTATAATGCAGGTCTTTCCTTTTGTTGGCAACATCGCTACTCTACTCTTTCTATACTCCATGTTAGCAAATTTAATTTTTTAAAAATCTATGTACTTAATATCTGGCAAAAGGCCAAGATAGACTACAGGCCGTTCATCGACCTCTTTAGTAATCATCTTTAGCCAGTGCCACTTACCTTCAATGCACTTAACTGGGTGCCATGCAAACCATCTATAGCTGCTTATATATTTACTTCCGTTCATTTAATTTAAAGATTATAATAGCTATATGCTGCTTTGTACACTTCTTCTTTTACCGCTCTTCTGATATCTTTTAGAGAGTTTATAGTCTCTAGGTCTCCATCAAGGTATTTTTTGGCATAATAGCTAGAGATTAACCCCCTATCTAGTAAAATTGAAATATAAGGATCTCTACCCTCTTTGAACTCGGCAACATCGGCCATAATGCCTCCTTTAGTCATTAACTTAGCTCTTAAAACACCTCCATTTGATTGAGCCCAATATCCTGACGAACCTTTTACTACGTTATCATCGTTTATGACAATAGGCGTAGAGTTAAGTAGGCAAATTACCTCTTTTGCATCTCCAAACACCCTTTTTATATACGCATCTACTTCCGATCCACTAATCCTATTGTTTACTTTAGACATATTTAAAGGCATATAATCTACCCCTCTTAATAATCCGTCGTCTTCTGACCTTAAGATTGAACCTCTGTACATCATGCTCTCTAAAGAATTTTGAGACTCCTCTATTAAAACCATTATCCTATCGTCTAAATTTTTAGAGCATGCCATGGTAATAGAGAACGCCATTAATTTACCTAAAGCCTCTGCCAATTTATCGGGGTCTTTGTCTAATGCATCTGAGTAATCTCTTAAAAGAGACTCCATAAACTTCTTACTGTCCTCCGATGCTAGTCCTCCCGCTCTACCTCTTGCTAAAAATGATGATAATCTGCTCGCTTTTTTTATTATTTCTTTCATGTTTGATAGTGTTTTATTATTTCTTTTTCCAAGGTTTAAATCTGTCGTAATCACCTGCCATTATGCTTCCATAAGGCATTATTTTATCTAATACGTCTCCAAGTCCAAAACTCTCCATTTGGTCTTGTACTGTATCTGCGTTCTTATAAGCGGATGGCAACTCAGAGATATCTATCTCTCCTGAGAAGAATCTTATATCTAACCCTGCAGTCTCGTCTTTGAATATCTGAGGGTTGCTCTTGGCTGACATACTTCTCTTATGTGCTGCTCTACTTACATTTCTACCTGCACCGTGTGGAGCAAATCCTAAGTTTGTTCTTGTAGTTTTTCCTTTTACTATTAGTATAGGCTCTGCCATGTTTAAAGGTATTAGTCTTAGACCCTCTGTAGAATCCGGTACAAACTTATCATCTAAAGGGGTTGCGCCTTTGGCATGGTAGAACTTATCTCCGTCCTTGAATACAAAATTGTGCTCATTCCAAAAAGATCTTATTGGAGTAGTCTTCAACTTGTTTGCTACCCTATTGTGTATAGAAGAGTGGTTTAATTTAGTCCATTCTCTTAGTATTTGCAAAGCCTCCCAATACAACTCTCCTTCTTTTTCTTCAAAAGGTATCCAAGCATTCATCGGGTCTGTTTTAGGGCTTAATTGCTTTCTAAATCTCTCTGCGGTATGCATCCCTTTTTTATAGACACTAGAACCAAACCCTCTAGACCCATGGTGCGTTACCATCATCGTTCTTCCGGTAGCTTCTGACACCCCTACGAATAAGAAGTGGTTACCGTCTCCCTGTGTTCCCATGTGCATCCTAGCCTTCTCTATGTAATCTTTAGTGAAGTAGTTCTCTTCTATTCTACTTGTAAGTAGAGACTCTCCATCTAATATAGATGACCAACCTCCTAATCCTCTCCTACCCCCTGGGCCAAATTGAGTTGTCTCAAATGCAATATCCATAACATCTTTTGGTTTAACTCCTTCGGCAAACTCCGTGGCGTACACAGAGCAGCAAATATCTGCTGAATGAAAACCGGGATGTATTGCGTTTTTAGTTACTACTACAGAGCCTACTGGTATCTGACCTAGCTTCCCTGTGGGGCATGCATCTGGCATTATAGTTCCGTCTACAATAGTAGGAGTCTTCATAAGACTGTCCATGGACATCTTTACTAGATCTACATTGTCTTGCTCCTTTTCGTTGGTTGGTAAAATGTTGATAGTGTAACTCACAGGATTTTTATGTAGTCCTATAGTTGGGGGAGGTAAGTACTTATTACACGAAAATACTATTTCGTCGTCCGTTAACCTCCTACCTAATATTTTTAGAAATTGCTTCTCTTGGGCGTTAAGCTCGTCAATAGCTTCTCCAAACCATTTACTTGGCTTATACCCTAATTCAATCAGAGTTTTTCCTGTTACCATTCTTATTGATTTAATTGATTTATATTGTTCCTTAGAGAGGATTCGAACCTCCGTGTAAAAGCCTGCCCATAACTATATATCTCGTTATAGGCAGACACAGTTTACATTTCTATAAAGCCTTGTACTTCGGCCTTAATCATAGACTATAACCACTTGTCTACTAAGGAAGTCTTTTTAATTAGTCACAACCGCAGTCGTCACAATCTCCTTTATCACAACCTTTTTTTGAAGGCGATACGAAGCTTATCCCTCCATCGGGATCTATGTCTACAACTTCGTCTCCAACTAACATTCCTAGAGACTTTCTAAGATCTTTCTCTCTAAAGGCGGCCATAAGACCTTGCTCTGTCATAGATGCTAAGAATTGGCACACGATTAAGTCTACTTCTTTTTCCTCGAACTCTAAGTGGAAGTCGTTGAAGATATCTGTCGTATCTAAGTTGTTTGTATCTTGAAGCAAGATGTCTATCTTACCTGCTAAGAACCCCTGAACTCTAGTTAATACCCCAGTTGCCTCCTCGTCCGTGTACCCTAAGTGCTCTAAGATAGTTGGTGTTTTCGTCTTGTCTACTTTAATTTTTGCCATAATTTTAAATTTAATTAATTGATTCTACTGTCTAATTTTTCTCTTACTTTTTTGTACTTCCTATAGTACCCCTTAGTGGCTTCTATCTTATATCCTTGGTATACACCCCCATTATGGTTTCTTACTATAACCTCTGCTGTAGGGCTTTTACCATACTTCTTTAGGTATCTCTCTATACCAATGGTGGCATATAACTTGAACACCTCTTCGGCACACTCTACGTTAAACATATCTTTGTGCCTGTATGATGTTCCGAACCTCCTGTTTACGTCTTTAACACAGGCCTTTTGTATTTGTAGTATCCCGAACGACCTCCCGTTGTCGCCTATTGCATCTGGGTTATTGTTGGATTCGATATACTTTAAAGCCTCTATTATCTTGTCTAAATCCGCTGCATGAGACTCAACGCTGAACAAAACTACGGATAATAATATGAATAATCGCATAATTTATTACTTTTATTTTTTAGGTAACATCCTAATGATCGGTTTAAGTCTGTCCTCTATAATACTTAATTGCTCTGAGTTCAACCCTTTTAACTGCATTAGAATATTGAATACTTTTTCGTTCCTAACCTGCCTTAATATGTAGTCTGTCTCTAATCTCACGGTGTCTTCTAACCCGTTAATCTCTTTGTCTAGCTTATCTCTAGCTTCGTATAAAGACCTCATAGACTCACTTAAAAAGGAGTTAGATTTACTTATTTTCATAGAGAATGGATTGAAGGATTTTATAGCCCTATCGTACTTGTACAGCACCCTCTCTTCTCTTCTTTGTAGCATCTTTGAAACAGATACTCTATCCCTACCGTCCGCAATCATTCCCATCTCTGCGTGGGAAGCTTTGGTGTAGTTGCAAGATAATATGTAGTACATGGTCAGCGCCTCTAAAAAAACCACTTTTCTAGTTCTACTCCTTGTTGATATATCTTGACCAGTCGCCTTTTTAACGTAGTCCTTTATAGAGTTTAACTCTGCCCTAAGTTCGTTATCCATTATACTCTATTTCACTAGGTCTTACCACACTTTTAACATATTGACTACAGGAATGGCATGAGTAGTAAGCAGTTGGGTCTATAGCGCAATCTTTTATCCATTTAAAACTTTGAGACCCGTATCTAGACTCATCTACTGAAAACTCTTCCCAATTTCCGCACTCACACTTTATAGTCTGTCTCCAATCTAGGGAATCTATCCAAGATACAATATTAGAGCTAATAGAGGTGTGTTCTGTGCCCTTAGGAAAGTATTCACTACTTTTGAACAAGTCATACACCCTATGTATAATAGTATATTGATACTCCGGACTAAAATTCTTAAATTCTGTGTCGTATTTTGAGTATATTACCGAGAATATGTATAGCTCTAATTCCATATCTTTTATTTAAGTATTATATTTTCCCTTATCCATTGATTAGCTATCCTATAGGCCCTCTCTAATAAGGGGGCCTCTTTAGGAAGAACTGGCGATATATTCACCTCTTTATCAGCTTTGTGGTGTATGTAAATCTGTACGATGGCTATTTTCTCCTCTACACTAGTCCTTAACATTGATAGTGTTTTTTAGGTCTACGTATACCATCTCTCTGGCGTCGTGATCGAAGTATTCAAACTTCGTTACCCTACCCGTAACCACCACCTCTTTTGAGATAGGGAAGGGTATTAATCCGGTATCGTCAAAGGTACTACCAATGTCTCCACCTTTGTGGAATAAAGGGTTTACTAATTTGCCATTTACGAAATGGTTTCCTGTACTGTCTAACTTGTGTATGTCTTTTAAAATGACATCTTCGAATTTTTCTGTATACATATATTTGTTTTAATTATTACTTTATTATACCTCTTCTTCTACTTCTTCGTCTTCTTCTAACTCTTCTACCCAATCTCCGTCAGAGTTTTTAAACCACCCTCTATCTTCGTAAACTTCGTCTATGTAATCTGTATGTACACTAACGTCTAAGTCTTCTAGGTACTCTATTTCTTCGTTAGGTTGAAGTCTTTCACTCCACTCGCAAACAGAGTAGTCCTCTAGATGGACGTATTCTAACCTATATTCGCAGAAGGCTATCATTTCGTCCTCTTTATAATAATTTCTTGAGTAAATTTCTCCTACTCTAGTTATTGATACAACATCATCGTTTAAGTAATATTCTCCATCTACCTCTGAGCAATTATCATAGTGAGTGTATAGCTCTCTGTATTCTATGTATACTGCATCTTCCTCGTTTATATTACACTCGTCGATTTCATCCCAAATTTGATTCATTTGTTGGTCTGGCTCTTCTTGTGCGAAAAATACTGATCTTGAAACACAGTCAGAGAAGTTTCTAACTCCGTCTGTAGATACATAAGAGAACGTGTCCATGTAAGGGTAAACTGAGTATGATACTTCACTTAATGGTATAGTAACCTCATCATTTGTAGTAGAGCCGTCAGGATTCACCCAAGAGTTATTTGTTCCGCAGTTTTGGTGGAGTTTGTGACTCCATCCTTTACTTTTAGCGTATATTTTAAAGGCCTCTGTTATATGGTCGTTTGCATAGATTCTATCTAACCAAGTACGACCCTCTGAACACTTCCAAACCAAGGCTCTACCCCTAACCATACCATCGTCGTTCAATAGGACTAATATACTACAATGATCTTCGTTGTCTACGTATATACTACAAGCATCTTGGCAGTTGTCATACCTCATACAAGAACTTCCTAAACTACCTATATTAAAGCCGGATTCGTCGTAGTTATCTTCTAAGTATGCCCATCTTATATCCTCTCCTGATAAGACTTTAAAAGAGCCTTCTAATTTATACTTAGCCTTAATTAAATTTACTAGAGCCTCTAGCTCGCTAAGTACTAAAAGTTCTTCCTTACCTCTCTCTTTCATTAGCTTAGATAAGATTTTACCATATCTACCTTCTTGCCTATCCTCGTTTGAGTAAGCAAGCCCTCCTACGATTAACTTAACTTCTTTACCTTTAGGAAGGAATCTCATAACCCCCATTGCATCTATATCTATACACTTTATTCCGTCAACGTCGTCCGGCGCTTCTTGGTGGTATATGTCAACCAAATGCTCTACTAACTTACCTACTTTAGGATTTCCGTGGTGAGACATAAGCTCAATCATAAAATCTCTAGCTATGTATTTTTTATCTATACTCATTATACTTCTTTTTTTGATTTGATAGTGTTTTTATCTTTCTTGGTAATTGTTATACTTATTTGTATACTCTCCGCATGAGAAGCACCAATCGGCGTCTTCGTTTGCATCGTACATTAGGTCAATTCCGTCGCATTGTTCGCAAAGGCACATTAGCCCTAAAGGCTCTCCTTTTGAGTTAAATGGATTCTCTTCTTGGCTACTACTAGGATACTCTTTTTCAGAAGATTTACTACTGCTAAACTCTACCCAATTACCTTTCTTATTAAAGTACCCATTTTCAAACTTCCCCGGCAACTCTTCTTCTCTGTAAGATTTAGGGTATCTAGATTTACTCTTTAGAGAGTTTCTCCAAACTGTTCCAGAGATAGATTTTACTATTTCGTCTACTAAATCTCTAGTTCTAAATACATCTTCTATTATAATGATCTCATCATCACAATGTGGTCTATAGTATCCACATGATATATTTGCAGAGCAAACCTCTAAGCCGTTCAGGCATAGTTGGTATACATCTGTCATACCCCCTTTTGTAGTCTCTACTTTTCCGTACTTTTCAAGTATTCCTGAGATTGCGTTAGAGAATGCCCTATCCGATAGAACCACTCCGTATATCTCTGTTACGAAGTCTTTATATCCTTGTCTATCACATTGTAGTACAAACTCTACATCTTTAAAGAACCTCATATCTGCATCCATTGAACCTAGGCACCCCATTTCCTCATCTCTAAAGAAGGCTACCTTAATGTAATCATTGTTTCTTAAGGCTTCTAAGGCTATATAAATACCAACCTTGTCATCTCCTCCTATACCCATTTGCAAGCCCTTTCTCATGTTCATTGCGAACATTGTTATACCGTCGTCGAATACCGTCATGTCAGACTGTATTTCGTGTACTGTATCCGTGTGGGCTACAACACATGGATAAGTGTCTGCATAACCTTTAGTTATGTAGATGTTCTCGTCCTCAATTACAATGCAGTAATTGTCAGGATCGTCTGCTGAGATAGATTCAAACTCGTCTGAGATAAAGTCTATCATGTCTTGTGTTTCGTAGGACTCTGACTGAATAGCCATCACCTTTTTTAATCTTTCTTTACTCAATTTAATTGTGTTTATAGTTACGTGATTGCAATATTGCCTTACACGTTAATATTTTGATAGTGTTTATATGATCCCTTCTCTCTCTAGGGCATTTCTTATAGCATCCATACTGCTTTTGTCTATAAACACTCCGCTGCTCAATGTCATATGTTTGATGTACCTGTTTAAATGACCCTTAAAAAACTCTACACTTATCTTAGCGCACCCGTAGTCAACTGTCTTTTTATCAAGAGAGATAGACCCCGTGTATCCGTTTACCTTGGGTAAAGAATTAATAGCCTCTATTTCCGCTATTGTTGCAAGCCTTACATTTTTGTCTATATCAACTCCACCTAATTCGGTCTTGTACATATATCCACCTATGTAGACACTTATTGGGCCGGTTATTTTGAAAGTCCTATCCTCTGTATTGTTCATCCAGTAGTTCTTCTTATCCCCTCTCTCGTATCTAACTGTTATATAGTCGCCTTCCTTGTACTTATTGATAAAGTTAAGAGCTTCGTGTATTTCATTCAAACTGGCTAAATACTCTCTATCCTTATTTCTAATTAAGTTTTGAGCCCTTTTATAGATAGATTTAGATAACGGATTGTATACTATTATACCTCCGTCAGAATTTCGTAAGCAGGTCATCCGAACCGTATTATCTTGATAATCTAAATCTGCTGTAAATATTTCTGATATCTCCATGTCTTTGTTTTAAAGGTTTGATACTATGTAAAACATTACTGCTAACACTAGTATATTAATTACTGTTATTACTGCCACTACCTTTCGGTCTTCTTTACTTGCCTTCATTAATACTTGCTTATTACTTTACTAATTAATGGTTTATCCCAATCTATCCAATCTGCAAAGTCCTGTGTAACATCTCCGCTAAAGATTACTAAATCTATCTTAGATACATTAGACCTTTTGATTGCATTCTTATAGACTTTCCCTATAGTCTTTCCGGACTCTACAAAATCATCTACTATTATATTGAATGCATTGTTTTTACAGTCTACTCTACTACTGTGAGATTTTTCTCCATCTTTCTTTACGTGTATGATCCATATATCATTACTTTCGTTAGATATCTCATTCAATATTATGGCGGCTGTTATAGCCCCAGAGGATCCCATACAGAATATGTTCATCCTTTCTAACTTACTCTTACTAAACTCGATATTTACTATTTTAGCCATCGATTTAAGAGTGTTTAGGGATTCGTTAAGTACAGCCCCTAATGGATACCCTAAATGGTGTAACCTTCCGTCTTTTTCGTAAATAGTTTTTGACATCTTTATTGTTTTGTGATTATTAGTGGAGGCGGAGGGAATCGAACCCTCGTCCAGAGCACTTAATCGTTAATGTTTTATACAGCTTTTGCGTAGTATCGTTACACACGGCATTTCTTTAGACTCTTTATGCTAGAGGGGCCAACCATAGTTATGATTGAAGCTCCACCAAACTGTTTTGAGAAAACAGATAAAACGGTCAGCTTATACCCCTACTGCTACTTCAAGGTTAAGGATAGCGTTTACCGCTTCCATATTAGCTTCGATCTGTGCGTTTACCGCATTCGTGTTGTTTCCGTTTAAAGAATTTCACCTTAGTTTGTGCAGTTATCTCTCTGCGCTGAACATTAACGACTGTTATACCCTGTCAAAACCAGTCGCCCCCTTTTTTAACTCATTGAGATACCTAGCGTATCCAATTCCTTTTTTAAATATTTCGTAAAAGCTTGTACCTCTATCGCTGCCATCCATACTTCAAATGGCATTTTCTCACCTTTCTTTTTATCTTCGCTCATATAAGTCCTCCCTCTTTTCTATTAACCTGTTTACAGTTATGTTTATTAACCCTATTAAAAATGCAGCTACAGAATACTCAAGGTTATCCGAGTCTGATAGGTACATTAATGCCGCTGAAACGAAGCATATTTTAGATATAATTTTACGCATTTTGATAGTGTTTTAATCTCTCTCTTCAAATAATAGTCTATACAACCCTACTACAAGTGCGGTCAGTATTGAAGACCCAACAAATACGAGGAATACTGACGCTATAATAGAGGTTAACATCCCCAATCCCCCTATAACAGATAGTACAGGGCTACTATTTAAGTAGTCTTCATCTAGGAAGAGGTACATAGCTAGGGGAGATGCTACAGAACATACTATTAAGAAGTCTACAACCCATTTAATAATCTTTCTATTTTTCATAGCCTAATATTTTGATAGTATTGCATCAGCCATACTATTAATGTCGTCTGCTATTTGTTCCCTCTCTCCGTGTGGAATACTGTCTAACTTTTGCTCTAGTTTTTCTATAGCTTCCATTGCAAATACGTAATCTAAATCCATTGCCATAACTTTATTTGTGTTTATTATATTAATTATTGTATGTAAGAGAAAATATCTTCTGTACCAATTATGTTGTGCTCTACATCCTCCGAAGCGAATGATATACTTTCTATCGCAGCCTTTTGACCGTGATTCATTATTATTGCCTTTGCAAGGTCTTTTACTAAGCCTCTTGTGTTTAATAAATTTAAACCTATTTCAAAATGACTTTCCCCGTTATCGAACATCTCTAAAAACCATTCGTATGTAGAGTCTCCGTTAAGGTGAGCCGCAGTGAGTATATCCTCTTCGTAAATCGATCCAATAGTCTCTGCATCAAATGTCATTAAATCTTCGTATACTAAATCAGTGCATGAACCCCCTTTTAACATGAATAAGTCTCTACTTGAACTTCCATCGATCTCTACTTCTACATAATCCCGTCTTGTGCCCCTTCTTAAAAACTTTTCTATAGACTTCACCACACTACCTAAATTAAGCACCTTGTTTAAATCTAAGTGACTAGATATGATCGATAGGGCTTCGTGTCTAAGCGATCCTTCGGCTTCACTAACCTTTATTTTTTTGGATCCTAGTTTATTCCACTCCACTACTTCATTAAAGACTTCATTGAGCATCTCATCAGTAATGTCAATCCCTTTCTTAACGCCCTTTTTTATATCTACTACTGAACCAATCGGAACAGAACTCCCTATTACTCTAGGGGTGTATAAAGTGTTTAGTCTTATTATTCCCATGACTAGTTTGTATTAATTAGTACTCTCTATAGGATTCGAACCTATGTTTTTCGGATGAAAACCGAATGTCCTTACCGCTAGACGAAAAGAGCAGAAAAAGCTAGTAAACATTGCTACTAGCTTTTATTATATATGTATTTGATAGTGTTTCTTAAGAGTCTCCGAATAATTCCTTAACTTCTTTTTCGGCTATTTCATACCCTTTTTGATAATCGGATACTACCATAGTTTGCTCTACGATTTTAGATAGAGATAAGCTCTTGCTTGACCTTAAATTCTCCAACTTTTGCTTTTCTTTGCTTAACTGCAATTTTGTTGCCAATAAGTCTGCCTTGGCTTGCAACTCTGCCTGTTCCACGTCGTGCGCTAATTGCTCTGCCCCCGTCTGTCCTTCCGTCTTCTGTAATCTGCTCTTGTAATTCATCTTTTTTATCTGATTTAATTTGCCCTTCGTTGGGTCTTGTTTTACTAACCTTGTTTAACCTTGTTTGTATTTCTTGGATAACTCTAGAGGCTGCTAACATATCGTCTTCCTTATAACATGGAAACGACCCTTTATCTGGGTAATAACCGTAAGCCTCTTTACAAAGCTCCATCTTACCCTCTGGTAAAAGTCCTTTATCTCTTAATACACAGAATATCAATTCGTTTGAACCCCCTGTAGATGATAAATGGTCGTATGAAACCCTGTACTTAAAAACTTCTTCGCCTAATTCAAACTTTACAATATCTCCCTTTGAATACCTTTTTGTAGATACATCTTCTTTAGGTCTTAAGATTTCCTTACTCTCTAAGTCCTTTAGACTCTCCACCAATCTTGTCAATGCTTCGTAGTCGCCTGTCCTACACTCCGGACACATTCCGAATTTTGCTCTATAGCCGTAGGCCTTTGTACAAAAGGCTTCCCTTTCCTCGTCATCGTACATACCAAACATTTTGAATATCTGTTCATTGCCATTCTTTACACTAGAGAGGTGATTATCAAAAACAATTACTTCCAACTCATCCCCTTGATAATTTTTGAGGGTTACTCTTTGTCCATGTTTTAATGTCTCCATAAGTAAAGTTTTTAAGATTTTTGATAGTGTTTACGCCCCGAATCTGCTCTTTTGAATACTCTCGGCTATACTAAGACCTTCTTCAAGGTTCTTTACCTCTATTGTCTTAGAGATTTCTTTGTCGAAGCTGTAAGGGATTGCTCTTTTTAATTCAGTAAGCTCTCTCTTTGCCGTTGCGATTGCTTTCTTAGTCTCTAAGATTGAAGAGTCTGCTTGAAGAGATGCCTCTTGCGCTCTAAATTGTAATTGCTCTGTCTCTACATCTTTAGAAGATTGAGAGATTAAATCGATGTACTTTTCTGATTGTGCCTTGTTTGCCATAATTAATTTTAGTACGATGCTCTACAGCTTTGATTATTAATTGATTTTTGTTTGTATGTAAAATATTAAAGGTGTTCTGTTTGGTCATATGGTTCTTTGAACTATTATCTACCCGTGTCTCCCCTAATACCCCCATTGTATTGTTTAATATACTTTGCTTATCCTTTCAATAGCTTCTTTACACTCTATCTCTAATGCTAATTTAGAGGCCTCTGTACCCTTCCAATTCGCTGAATCGTCGTGTATTATTTGAAGGAACTCCCAAACAATTACTGGATAACCTTTATACTCGTCTTTAAGGTATATATCTAATTCGGGTAAAGGCTTGGACTTATCTACCGTTGATATCTTTACACCTGCCAATGAGTAAAGACCCCCTCTATTGTTTAACTCCCCATAGTCCAACCCATCTAACATACATCTACCTACAGCGCACATTCCTCCGCCTTCTGCACGGTATTTGCAAAAATTAGATCCCTTGCTCTCTACACCCCTTCTACTCAAATCCTCGGAGTAGTATTGTACAGTCTCGTTTAACAATCTTACCATGTCTTCTTTAGACCTTGCGGTTTCTACTTTTACTTCTGACATCTCTTAAATTTTAATATTAGTACTCTCTATAGGATTCGAACCTATGTTTTTCGGATGAAAACCGAATGTCCTTACCGCTAGACGAAAAGAGCTTTGTACTTATTGTTTTACCCAATCACCTTTACCTTTATCTTTGAAGATGTATAGCCTGCCCATAATATCATATGCACTCCCACCGCAGTAGTTCTCTTGCTCCCACTCTGTCCAATAATGGTAACCGCTGTCGTAGCTATCTTGAAGAGACTCGTACCCATTCTCTTTAGCCATTTTCTCGGCGTCAGATCGGTACTTTATGTACATTGTGTCATGGAATAGGTAACCCTTATCCATACCCTCTCCTGTTACGTCGCAACGTCTTGGATACAGCCTAGGTTCATTGGTTCCTTCTGTAATATTACGACGCTTCCAGTCTTCCAATTTTGATTCCAACTCTTCTATAGCAAAGGCTACGGAAGATATGGAGTATATTATCATTTCTATCAACTGTCTTTTAATCATAATTTCCCTAGGTTTTGGATAGTGAATAGGTCTCCTTTTATAGACCAGTTATTTTTATATATTGCTTATACTCTTTTCCGGACTTCTTACTAGTCCTAAGAATGTAGTAACTACCCCTAGTACTTTTATACACGGGGTACTCAACACCTTTCACGTCCATGGTGTATTTGGTCTTTGTAGCTTCGGATGCAGATTTACCACCTCCTACTTTTACTATTTTGTCACCTTGTACCACATAGGTAGGCTCTGTACTTTCTTGTGCAGACGCAACTATTGTTACAAATACTAATGTCAGTACTAATATTAACGATAACCTTTTAACTCTTCTCATAACTCTCCTTTTTCTATATCTGATTTAATTTGATTTAACTTTGCCGACCCCATTCTCGAAAGTCCTCTCCCTTCCCAATTAAGACTTTGGTCATGTAAACTTTGCAGAGACATCCAAAAGGTCATGTTTACACCTCTGTACTCATCCTTTAAGAGGGTGTCTAATTTCTCATCTTGCTCTTCAACTTCTACATTACGGAATATCTCTAAAGAAGTTAATTCGCCCTGTGTGTTAAGGTCTTCAAATGGTGCGTCATCTCGCATACATCTACCCACAGCACACATATTCCCATGAGGAGTCTTGTATAGACACATGAAGTTTTCGTCGAGCGCCCTTCTACTTAAGTCCTCGGAGTAATACTTTACAGTTTCGTCTAGTATCTGTAGCTTTTTATCCCTTAATGCTTGGTTGTTCATTTCGTCCTGTTTTTGATAGTGGATACTTGTTCTTTTATACTATTTCCCATGCCTCGTGCAACTCACCGAATGCATAAACTAAACAGTAGTCCTCACCTTCTAAGTCGTCAGTATCCCAAAAGTTGGTGTTTACGGCTATTTTTTCAGGGTGATAAGCTGCTATAATAGTATGGTCTCCACCATAAAGAGGGTGTTCATACAAAGATATAGTTTGCCCCTCTCTATTTATAACTTCTGATAATAGTGTAGGATTTAGAGACATTAATTTCTCGTAGCTAATTCTTTTCATAACTTGTTTATTTTTGGGGTTTTATTAAAGATTTGATGTGTTCACTGCTCCCGATAAGATAGCGACCAATAAACTTAATGCAGTTACTACTATAATAACTACCAATACATTTACGAATACTTTTTTTGCAAGTTCCATATCTTACTATTTTAAAATTAGGGGCAATTAGTGGGATCGAGCCACCTACCAAGAGTAAATTCAAGGTGTTACCAAACATTACCATATAAAAAACCCGTGATAACTGTCAAGGATTACCACGGGCAAAATGAAAAAAATACTGTTTAATCGTAAACAGCATACCTTAATTATGCCATTACAGGCTCTAATACTTCTTTTTTAGCTTCTGCTTTTTTAGCCGCTTCTTTTTTAGCCTTATTAGCTGCCCTTGTTTCAGCCGCTTTTTTAGCTCTATCTTTAGCCGCCTTTATTTGTTCAGGAGTTCTCACTTCTGTTGTAGGCTTCGCCACCTCTTTTTTAGCTTCAACTGGCTCTGTGGTCATATCCTTTGCCACCTTCAAAGTTCTGTGTAGTGTTTGCAATACGTAGTAAGCCGAGTAAGTTCCTAGGTCTTTACCTTTGTACTTTGAAGTACGAACTGTTTTCTTAAATTTCTTGAATGCATCGGAATCGTCTCTTATGAAAGTCAATAATTCGATTGCAGGCTCACTTAAGTTTATTTCCTTCTTAAATATTAGTAACATTTTTACACACCCTCCCAAAGTTTTACCTTCTGCTTTAAGTGCCTTGTTTACATCATTTACATTTTTTTGGTAACTAGATACATTTGCCATAACTTTTAATTTTAAGATTATTATTTTATTTTATTATTTGATTATTTTGCGTTTCTACGCTTAGGTACTACACAGAATATTCTCTACGTCTGTGTAGCAAGTTGTAATTTCAATTTATTGTTTATACTTCTATTTTGTCAAATTTTACTCGGTTTGGCTCGTTTTAATATTGCAAAATACTGTTTACATTATTGCCTTTGCTATTGGCTAGTAAAACAGTACATAAAACTTATTAAGGTTTTATCGTAGTGCAACACGAAATTGCTAAAATTATCAATTTCAAAGTGTTTTATTACTTTATAAGCACTCAAGTCGTGCCGGTATAGGAGTGCCAAATATTTTACGGTGGCTTCCACTGGTAACATTCTAAGTTACCCTCCTGACAGTTTCTTATATACCGAAGAACTGCCTTTTCGGTTTTATAATTAAAATAGTGTTTATTGTTTGAAATTTAAGGCTGTGCCTACTTTATACAAATTACCCTTGCGTCCTGTTTTAAACGTACACGGTATTTCACCGTTATTAAAAAATCAAGTATCTCGATTCTTTCTAACTAATTCGTTAGATTTTAGCAGTTTTAAGGCTGCCACACTTCCGAGGGATTATAAACTACACTAAATTAAAGAACTTATGTTATAATTAGTTACTTACTAACTACGCTACAAATGTATTAAAACAATATTGATTAAAAGCTATTTATTCGACGAACTACCTAAAAATCGGTTAAACTGTATTTTGTAGACCCTGAGCCAAGTTTTTAGTAGATTTATACATTAAGATACTACTTACTTACTTTTATTGGCAGCTATACACATATACACCCTATGATAGGTATTTTCGTCACTTGCTTATCAATATGCTAAAAGAACGTTTGCAGCTTGTTACTCGTTAACTGCCCTACAAATGTACGGCGGACTTAGAGATATTAAACTAAAAATCCGACGAACTACCTAAAAAATCGTTAAACGGTAAAATTGAGGTTTTTGTGGGCTACTATAGGTATTTGCGCACGTGTGCGGGATACGTTGTAAAAAAGAAAGGTGGTTTTGTGGGTGGTTTGCGGGGCGGGTTGGTAAGGTCTACCATGTGAATGGCTGCTATTATGATAGTGATATTTTAACAGAGTTAGTTATCTGGTAAGCATGTGACAGTATGGCAGGTTATGGTGTCAGTTTGTCAGGTGTTGTTATGTGGAAGGTAGAGTCTGACAGGGTGGCAGTATGTGGAAGGTATTATATGACAGGGTGGCAGTAAAACAATAATTATTTATAGAATAGCAAGCAGCAAATAAATATCCTAATCAAATAAACTATGTTAAACAGGTATTAAACAGACTTTATTTATAGCAGATTGACCCGTATAAAATGATGCGGAGAAAGTTAAGGAGTTTAATGTAAGTGACTGCAAACCAAGTAATTAACAGCCTAGAAAAGCTAAAAACTATACGCAAATTTGAAAAAATGCGAACCCCACCCCGTTAAAAAAATCGGGTTTGCCATAGCAGCGTGAGGCCCGTGGGTATAGTATGTCTTAAAACAGAAAATGCAAGAGAACTTCGAAAGTTGGTGCAAAAACATGCATAAAATGGCCCCTAAAGTACGTGACAAACTTTTTACCGAATTATTTACTTGCACCCCTCGAAAGATTTTACTACCTTTATATCTCATTTAAACAAGGATTATTATGTCAGATAAATTACTAGGAGCGATCGAATTAAAAACTATTAGAATAGATACAGTATTCTACGATTATGAGGGTCAAGATTTAGGAGACGAAGAAGTAAGGGAAAGTATCCTCGGAGGAGACTATGGAGCAGTTAGTGTTTATGTAAACGACGTCTTAGCATCTTCTTACGGTGACTACTACCACGAGAAGGGTGATGTAGCAGCAGATGCTTTTGCAAGTGGCCTGTTATTTGCATTAAACGCCCCAGAAGACTTCGAGATACTCTATACAAATTCAATAGAGGTGTATTAATAGTGGTAATTTTATAAAATATGGCACGTACATGGGAATCATTCGGGGAGTTTTGGTCTGAACTATCAAAAGATCAGAGGACGTACTTAAAAGAGTACATAAATAAGAAAACACGACAGGCCGTCGAACAATATAAAGAAAGTCTCGAATAACAGCTCGAATACTTTTACTATATTTGCACCTAACACTATAAACATTATAAACTATGATTACATTTTTAGTAGGAGTATTGGCCGGAGCGGCAGGCTTCGCATTAATCTTGAAGAACAACCCTAAATTACAAGCATATTTCAATAGTGCTGCAGACGAGTTGGAGCGAAAGATTGAAGAAAAAACCGGAAAAGACATCTAAAACAAAAATTATTTACAAGTAAGTTTTTTTATATCAAAAAAAAGTTGTATATTTGTATCAAAGCAATAAGATCGATGAAAACAATTATGAACATAGCGACAGATATTAGAACCAAGGGAGTGAAACTCTTGGGGAGGAGCCGTGTACTATAATTTCTTTAGATATAAGATGTTTATTACAGCCCTCCCCTAAAAAGGAGGGTTTTTTATTGGGGCTGCATGAACCAAGGCAAGGCGACTTTGATTTGCAATCAGAGTGAGATGGGTTCGATACCCATGAGTTCCACAATAAGATCCCTTACTGACACCAAATTGCCCTTGTAGCAAACAGGTTGTAGGCAACCGTCTTTTAAACGGTGGGGCTAGGTTCGATTCCTAGCAGGGGCACATAAGTAAATTAGCTTATATAATGGATTATAAGCGAATAAGGTAATATTGGAGTATAGCTCAGCGGTTAGAGCACTCCCCTGATACGGGAGATGTCGTAGGTTCGAAACCTTCTACTCCAACGAGGCGGAAGACTACCGAAAGAAGGAAAAAGGAAAAAAGTTGGACTAAGAGATTGTTTTTACCTCAACTCTATAAAAAGAGGAATTTGCGTAAGAGGCCATAGTGGAATGGCGCCTGCCTTCCAAGTAGGAGATAGCGAGTTCGAACCTCGTCTTACGCTCTTTTAAAATTGTGGGTGGTCGTGGTGACCAGAGGGCCTCATAAGTCCTTATAGATGGGTTCGACTCCCATACCCGCCACAAAAGTCGTTTCTACACTCTTCGGGATAAAGGGTGTTCGTACGACACTCGGCAGTTAATCGACATCTGCCAACTGGTCTAATAAGCGTGTTTGGTAACACGAATTGCACTGTCACTGCTCTAAAACGAGGGTTCGAATCCCTCTTAGACCGCTTTAATTATGCACTAATGACTGAATAGGAAATGGTACTTCATTTGTAACGAAGATAATTCGGGTTCGACTCCTGATTAGTGCTCAACATACTTAATCCGCCTATCGAGAAGTTTTGAAGCGCATTAGATTAAGTGTTTTCTGAAAAAGGGGCTTAGCGAATACTAGATATCGTTAACAAAGGCCCCTTTTTATTTATCAGGATAAAAGTATTGTAATGGAGTTTTGAGTTATGGAAATAAGCTTCTCCACGTTAAAAACAAAAAAGTAGGTGTAGTAATATGCTTACCATATACCAGATTAGCTCAGCGGTTTAGAGCAGCTCTTTTACAAGGAGAAGGTCGATAGTTCGAATCTATCATTTGGTACGACAGTACCTACCACACTTCTAGGAGAACGTCTCAAAGTGTCCAAGGGTAGGTCTTTTTTACCTCTATAGTTTAAAGGAAGAATACGGCGCTTCTAACGCTATGGTCGGGGTTCGAATCCCTGTAGAGGTTCTTATTGGAGTAAGCCTAGGTAGGTTAGCACGTCTTATATGCGTGTGGAGATGGGTTCGATTCCCTCTATTCCAACTATTTATAAAATAAAAAGATATAAGTTTTTTTATATCAAAAAAAGTTGTATATTTACAATATGAAAACAAACATGACATACAATAATTTCTCTTGGTATTCGAATTGTAGCTTTAGTAGCTATAATGTCGAGAGGTTGTACTTGTCTTAAAAATATATTCATTTCTTTTATTAATTTTTGATTATTAATTTTGATTTTTACCCTCTTGGTCTTTCATAGCTAGGAGGGTTTTTTGTTTTTTATAACTTGCAACGTAAAGCTAGTGGTTCTAGCAGGCTGTCTGTAAAACAGTTCTTGAGAGGGGAGTGGTTCGATTCCGCACGGTGCAACAATAATGGAAGAGTAAGCCAAGTAGGTCTACTGGTCGCTGTCTTGAAAACAGTTGGGGTTTAAAAGCCCGTGTGGGTTCGAGCCCCACTTCTTCCGCATTTAGAGAGGTGTCTGAGTGGCTTAAGGTACTACTTTGCTAAAGTAGTGGGGTTAACGCCTCCGAGGGTTCGAATCCCTTCTTCTCTACAAACACACGGCTAGGTAGCTCAGAGGAAGAGCAGGCGCCTGTTAAGCGTCAGGTCGAGATATCGTAATTCTCCCTAGCCTCTTTAATATGTCTCAGCATAAGGTATGCAGTCGGTCTCCAAAACCGTACATGGACAAGGTTCGATTCCTTGGGGGCGTGCAATAAAACAACAGAGCATCCTATAATGTAAAGGAGCCGCCATAAAATCCGAGAGAAGGTCTTGGCTGTTGTTTTTTAATGCGTTAGAAGCTAACTTGGTAGAAGCACTGGCTTGAAATCCCAGAGGAGTAGGTTCGATTCCTACCTATCGCACTTATATCGGAGATCCTGACGGAGAAGGGGCCTGTCTGCAAAACTGCGCTATACCGGTTCAATTCCGGTCTCCGATTCTTATGTTTGTATTTTTCGTACCTTTACTACTTAACGTTAAACAAACAACAATGAGAAGAACTACAAGAAAAACTGTGCCAACTAATAAAACTGCGCCTAAGAAAAACGTAACAATCAAATCTGATAAGAGTAGTGTTGCAAGTACCAAGGCTAAAAAATACACTGTTAAGACAAGTGGCAAGCTTAAGAAAGAAGAAGAAGCTAGAGGAACTAGGGGTCGTAATGACGCCAATAGATCTGCAGCCTTTAAGAAAGATGTAGAGAAGGCCGGAGGTATGAGTGCATATACTAAGAAATTAACTGATGCAAAGAAGAGGGTCAAGAAGAATCCAACAAGAATCTAATATAAAACAGTATAAGTTTTTTTATATCAAAAAAAAGTTGTATATTTACAATATGAACGTAACGCTATTACATCAAGAGCCCTTAGAACAACTTCGATTACCATCGAGGGTGCCTTATTATGGGATTGATGAACTATCATAGTTTACAACGCACAATATCCTATTAAGAGCCCCTTTGGTATAAACCATTGGGGCTTTTTTTATTTCGAGTAGTGACAAAATTGGCACGTGCCGACCTTGGACGTCGGAGAATGCAGGTTCGATCCCTGCCTACTCGACTTTGATTTGCTATCGTCTTCTAAATGGAATAGGAATCCACCCTTTCAAGGTGTGCAATGCGAGTTCAAGTCTCGTCGATAGTACGAAGGTTGTTTGCTAGTATCTCCCAACAAAGTAGAAACTAGACATTGGAGTATGATGTAACGGTTAGCATGACTGGTTTTGAGCCAGTTCGTCGGGGTTCGAATCCCTGTACTCCATCTTATAAGAGTCCTCCGTTGCGCCAAATTGGAAAGGCGGTCAAGCTGTGAACTTGATTACATGGGTTCGATTCCCATACGGTTGTCCAACACGGGGTAGTGTCATAATGTCATACCCCTTTTATGCCGGAGTGAGTAAAAAAGAGAATGGCAGATCATTGGGTCTTAGAAACCCAGACTTTTGGGGGTTCGAATCCCTCCTCCGGTACTTATTAATGCATCCATGGTGGAAAGGGCTATACACTACAGGCTTAAAACCTGTCGCCGAAAGGATTGGGGGTTCGAATCCCTCTGGATGCACTTTCACACTTCTATAGCTTAACGGAAAAGCGTTCCGCTACGAACGGATAGATTGGGGGTTCGAATCCCTCTAGAAGTTCTTAAACAAAAAAAGCCATCTAATTAAAGGTGGCTTTCTTATTTTCAACTGGTGGTTGGTGCTAGGCTAATTTGGATTTGCCCCTAATTTTAAAAGATAGGGCATCCTTCACCTTGCTATTTTTTCGTTTATAAACTCGAGCAGTCGAATCTTCTTTCTTAGAATCCAACTTACTATTCTTCTTACTTTCTATTTTATGGTCTTTATATCTCATATCTTATCTCGGGGCTAGGTTATCTATATTCTATTATATCTATATTTATTATCTAATAATATACTTTAGGTAATCCTCTCTGGATATAGCTTCGCTAAAGAGTAAAACCCGTTAGAGTGATACAATTTAGACGAAAACATATAACTTAATTTGGTTTAGAAGCTTGCGCTCTTTAGTATAAACCTCCTGTTATAATGGGAGCCATAAATGGCGGAGGAATTGCCTCTCTTACTCCAAACACTCCTCAGTGTTCCTTCGCTCGAATAACTATCTTAGCACGCCTATCCTTGGCCAGAACGATATGTAGCCCGACTAACTACTTCCCTATTCGCTAGGTTCTTTATCTTCGGTACTTAGTTTGAGTAAGTCAAACCCTTAGAAACTCTTCGTATGTAATATGTTGTAAATATAGTAAAAATAAAGCGTGTATGCAAATATACAAATAATTATTTTATACTTTTTTACCCCCCCCAAATAATTTAATTATGTAAAACGCTAATAGTCAACAACTTATAAAATAAATTAAAAATAATTGAAAATAAATTAGGTTTAACAGACTTTATGTACTATCTTTGTAATGAGCAAAACAAAAACAATTTGTATTATGAAAGATTTTATAGGCGTAGGATTAAAGATTGGAGATAAGGTAGGATTTGTTGTACCGAGGTACAGAACCCTTAAAGAGGGTACTATATTAAAACTAGGTAATAAGATGGCCACCATAGGATATCCTGATAGCAAAGGAAAAGAAGTTAAGGTTACTAGATACTACTCACAAGTAGTTTTCGTAGGGAGTGCCACTAAGTAATCAAATAAAATAATCAAAAATTAATAAAGATGGATAATAAGAAATACGTAGCATACTACAGGGCGTCGACAGAAAGCCAAAGAGATGGAATAGGTCTAGAAGTTCAAAAGAGTTCGGTAGAGGCGTTTGTTAAGTCTTACGGCGGAACTATAGTAGAAGAGGTTAGCGAGATAATCTCGGGTGGGGCCCAAGTTCGAGAAGGATTTGATAAGGCATTAGAACTTTGTAAGAAACACTCTGCGGTATTACTGGTTCACCGCATAGATAGATTATCTAGAGCAGGGTTTATGACCATAGCAAAGCTAGAGGAGAAGGGTGTTCCTTTTATAGAAGCTGATTCACCTCACGATAGCGAGTTCTCTAAAAACATCAAGTTCTTAATTGCTAAAGAAGAAAAAGATAAAACTCAGAGAAGGGTAAAAGACGCCTTAGGCCAGATAAAGGCCAATATAGAATCTGACGGATACCATATTACTAAAGCCGGTGATCGAATCACTTCTTTAGGCAACCCTCAGAATCTCTCTGATATGGCCAGAGAGCGCTCTAAAGTAATTAGAAAGGCAAAGGCCATTGCTAACGAGAACAACCGTAGAGCGTACGCTATGGCATCTAGAATGAAGTCTAACAAGAGTACTTTAAAGCAGATAGCAGATTACCTTAATAAAAACGGATTTGAAACATCTAAAGGAAATAAATTTTACCCAATACAAGTAAGCAACTTAATCAAATTATATGAAAACTAATATGAAAGTTAATATAGAGAATTTAATCGATAAGAGTCCTAGGGAGTTGAACATCCTTAAGAAAGAGTATTTAGATAACATGGATTTCGTAAGCGCTTGCGAGGTAAAGAGCTTCGCTAGGCATTGTACAAAAATAAAAATGTTGGTGAAAAGGGGGGGTCAAGAACAATAAAATAAAAGGGTTATCTTTGTAGTGTAACAAATTATAAACAACACAAACAATGGGAAAAGGAATAGCAGCATTATCGTACTTACCTAAAGTAGATATTTTATTCCCTGCAGAAAACGCAGCTTGTTCAACTGACGCTCTTAAAGGGGCAGCATTCTTAGTTTCAAAACTACAAGCAAACGGTACCGCAGACGGAACATACTCTAACTTAATATCAAAAGGTAACTCTCCTTACAGCACATCTAAGTGGACTGTAGTGGTAGCAGACTCAGGAACTACATTTACATGTACTTTCGTAGAAGAAGAAACAGTTCAATCAGGGGCTAGCGGTAGATCTGCATTGACTACAAGACGTCCTGTAAGTTTAGTTAGAGCTACCGGAGGTACTTTCGACTTTAACACAAGGTCAGTATTGGCACTTATAAACTTCATTGAGAAGATGGAGGATAAGGTAGCACAGACAGCCGACGATAACGCAGGAGATGGCACTTTAACAGAGCTGACTCTAAGAGGGTTCACACCTTTCGACGCATTTGTTTGGACTATCACTAAGCTAGACGATGTATATACAGTAGTGTCTACAGAAGGATCATAATAACATAAACACCAACCAACCAAAGAGTTAAGGCCAAAAGCTTTAGCTCTTTTTTCATTTGTATATGTCAGGTAAATTACTTACCTTTACTACAATGGATGACAAATTAATTAAAAGGAGAGAGCACGAAGGCTTCGTCCATGAGAGGATAACAGAAGATATCTTATTTAAAAGGATGGCATTAAAGAAGCAGAAAGATTATAAGAAGAAGGTAAGGGTTGCTAATTTAGATTACAACTTCTTGCAGTACTCTTATATGGTAAGGGAGTGGGCTAAGAGAAACCACAACCTGACAGATAGGCAGATAGGGATACTCTTCTACATATATCCACTACAAATATTTACAGTCCAACAATTTAAAGACGCTATTAAAGAGATGGGAATAAGTGATTATACTCAGTTCGGAAAATTACGTAAAGAGGGTTGGATAATAGAGTGGGCCAAATCTGAGAGAATAAAGTACTTCGTATTAAGCCACAAAGGAAACGAGCTAATGAAGAGGTGCCACAAGATGTTCATGTTGGAGGAGGAGATACCAATGAGCGCTAGGAGAAATGTAATAGTGAGGAGTAACAAAAAAGCAGACGAAGGGTTAATAGGGCTTTTCAAATTATTTAACGACAAAGTAAAAAACAAGTAGTATGGCAACAGCAAAAAACAGTAAAGCAAAGACAACAGCAGCGACAAAGGCAGAAGATAAGGTAGAGGCTAGCCACAAAGCTAAGCTAAAGGAGGTAGACAACACTCCGGAGAAGTTAGAAAGTGACAGATTAAGCAACATCGCAAAAACGTGTCACGAGGTGAACCGAGCGTATTGCGAGGGTCATAATGATATGTCACAAGCCCCTTGGGAAGAGGTTCCAGATAATATTAAAAACTCTGCTATAGACGGTGTTAAGTTCGCACTAGCTAATCCAAAAGCAACATCAAAATCTATGCACGACAACTGGCTTGCGTTTAAGATAGAAGACGGTTGGGTGTACGGAGAGACTAAAGATATTGAGAAAAAAGAACACAATTGTTTAGTTGCATATGAGGAACTTCCTCTAGCTCAGAGGGTTAAAGACAGTTTGTTCCTAACAGTAGTTAGAAGTTTTGAGTAATATAAACCTATTTTAGAAAGGAGGTTAACTAGAGGCAAGGGGGGTTCATTTATGTTCCTCCCTTTTTTTGTACCTTTACATTAAAATTTATATAAATATGGCACCACCAAAAAAGAAGGGCGCTTTAAGTAAATCAGCTAAATTTTATAGGGATAATCCTACAGCTAGAAAGAAAAAAGCAGCCGACGATAAAAAAATAAACGCAAGACCAGAACAGAAAAAGAAAAGATCTGAATCAGGGTCGAAGAGATACGCTGCTAAAAAGTCCGGCAAGAATATTTCTGGAAAAGACTACGATCATGCGGTAGGGAAGTTTGTTTCTTCTTCTACTAACAGAGGTAGAAAAGGAGAAGGCGGACGGAAGAAAAAATAACTAATGAATACATTGATAGCTAAACTTAAACAAAAAGAAGATAGTTTAATTACATACGATGTAGCTAGTACCCATACAACCGGAAAGAGGATAGAATTGGTAAGCGGACTTTTTACAGAAAGGTTGCCAAGCATGGATGACACATTATTCTTTAGGGGTGAGTTAAAGGCAGGTAAAATAGTCGAGTCTCACCACCATGATTGCATAGAGGAGTTAGTAGTTTACAGCGGAGTGTTAAGAGAATTGGTCACAGGATTAGAATTAAAGAATTTTGGAAGGCTGATAATACCTATAGGACAATGTCACATACTGTACGCCGAAAAAGATTGCGTTTTTTACGCCCACCTACATAAACCCCAAACAAAGTAATGGAATTTGAAGTAATAGAAAAAATAGGTATTGGAGTACTTGGATTAGTCTCTACGATAATAGCCCTTAACAAAGATATGATACAAAGCTCTTTCAGTAGGAAGAGTAATACCGTATCCATAGATGTTAGTAAAGAGGATTTAGAAAGCATGCAACTAAAAAATGTAGAGCACGAGATCAACATTTATAGGGGGCTACTAGATGATATGGTTACCCGTCACAAGGCGACCATAATAGATTTACAAGACAGCTTCGCAGAGTCTCTTTCTAGATTAGAAGGTAAGATAGAAGAGCTTAATAACTTGGTACTAGAGCAAAAAGGGTTTATAGAAAAGCAAAGTAAGAGGTTGCACTTCTATGAAAAGAAATTCGGAAAGATAAACGACCATATATAAAAAAGAAAGATGATAAAGAACGTAGTATTAGACCCCGGACATGGAGGGATAGACAGGAACGGTAAATACACAACAGCTCCGGCTAAGATGTACAAATTCCCTAACGGAGAAGTGGCCTATGAAGGGGTTCTTAACAGGGCTATAGCTAAAGAGGTCGCTAGATGTCTAGAGGGTGAAAGTGGTATAAATGTAATATTTACAGTATCGCCAGAGGATCCTAAAGACGTATCATTAAGCGAGAGGGTTAGAATTACGAATAAGTACAACTCTAAGGAGACGGTATTCATATCCATTCATTGTAACGCATCTGCATCACACAAAGGTGAAGGATTTGAGATATACACGACCAAGGGAACTACTAAAAGTGATAGACTAGCAGAATTGATAGCAGACTCGGCAGAGGTGTCTATTAAAGATGTGAGCATGAAACTTAGGTACGACTTATCAGACAAAGATAAAGACAAGGAGTCCAACTTCAAAGTAATAAGAGAAACCAACTGCCCTGCGGTTTTAATAGAGTGTGGGTTCTTTGATAACGAGAAAGACTTCAAGAACTTGAAAGATCCAAAATTCCAATCGGATTTAGGGTCTAGGATTTACACAGGAATTTTAAACTATATAAATGAAAATAGGTAACACGGAAATAACCGTAAATTTAATACCATGGGTGATTGCTATAATAAGCTCTATGATGCTATTTACGGAGTGCAATAGAAAAAGTGGTATAGAATATATAGAAAAAGAAGTAAAGGTCTTAGTGCCGTCCGTAGAGGGCTCCTTCGAGGAGGTGAAGCCCGTTAAAATAAACACTACGGTAGTTGAGATAGATTCTACCTACTACGAGAGGTATGTATCTTTAAAAGATAGCGTAAGTAAGTTAGAGTTGTTCAAGGAGGCTATAGAGATAAATGAATACTCAGAAAAGTTCACAGACTCATTACAAACTATTGAAGTGTACACTAAGACGAGGGGAGAGATACTAGGGCAGTCTGTAAAATATAAGACTAACCCATATTACATAGAAACCGAAGTAAAGATACCTATAGAAGCTAAGAGGTACTTTTCAATAGGTACAGAAGTAGGAGTATCTACAATAGAGCCATTGACAACTACTCCGGTAGTAAAAGGTAATCTACTTTACACAAATAAGAAAGGAAACACAATCTCAATATCTTACGATACAGAAGGAAGAGCTTGGATTGGAAAAACATGGAAATTATAGATGGCTAGAATAAAGAATACCGACGTATATGTATTTGACAACGTACCTGAATCATCGTCGTTTTTAGTTGGGTCAGACCAAGGAGACGGTAGGATAACTAAGTCATACAGAATAGATACCATATTTGGGATACTTCCCTCATATGGATATTTCACAGACGCACCTAGAGATGGTCAGCCTTACCTAAGACAAAACGGGTCTTGGGCATTAGTGCCTGCATCTGGTGTAGGTAGTGTGTTCTCGGTGTTTGGTCAAACAGGTGCTATAGAGGCAAAAGAAGACGATTACAAGGACTTCTACTCTTTGCTAGGACATACGCACACAGAGAGCGAGATAATCGATCTAGGAGACTATTTAGAGTCTGTAAACATATCTGATATAAATGCCACAGGGAGCGCAAACTCAAACACGTTCCTTAGGGGAGACGGAGTGTGGGCAGACGCCTCTAATATAAATAGCGTATTTGGAAGAGGTGGAGAAGTTACAGCAGAAGAAGGAGACTACTCAGGATTCTACTCTTTGCTAGGGCATACTCATAACTCTTCTGAAATAGACGACTTTAACTCAGAGCTATCCGGAAAAAATAACACTACAGCTTATACTCCAACAGGGGATTACAACGTATCAACTAAAAAGTACGTAGATGACTCTATATCTTCATACAATCGAGTTACCGGAGTATTCGGTAGAGATGGAGAAGTTACAGCAGAAGAAGGAGATTACTCAGGATTCTACTCTTTATTAGGACACACTCACTTAGAATCAGACATCACAGATTTAGGGAACTACCTAGAGTCTGTAAATATTGGAGATATAAACGCACTAGGTACACCTACCTCAGATAATTTTCTTAGGGGAGATGGTAATTGGGCAAGCATAGCTACCTCATTATCAGGACTTTCTGACGTAACCCTAGGATCTGTATTGTCAGGAGAAGTTTTAAGACATAATGGAACAGTTTGGGAGAATAAAAAAATAACTATAGCAGACATAGATAATTTCCCGTCTTACGAGTTATTATCAAATAAGGGGGCATCTAACGGATACGCACCCCTTAACGCATCTGGACTTATAGATTCAGGATACTTACCATCTTTCGTAGATGATGTTTTAGAGTTCAATGACTACGCCAGTTTCCCATTAACAGGAGAGACTGGTAAAATATACATTGACCTTTATGAGAATAATCTTTATAGATGGGGAGGGTCTAACTACATACCAGTAGGCGGAACAGAGGCTATTAACTGGGGAGCAATCACAGGTACCTTATCTAATCAAACAGATTTACAATCGGCATTAGATGGTAAACTAGGAACTCTTGGAACAGCCTACAACTCAAATTTACTAGGTGGGTTTAACTCAGGTCAGTTTTTAAGAAGTGATACTAGTGATACTATGAATGGTACGTTAGGTGTGCTTCAAAACATAAATGTCGGAGGTAGTTTAGATGTAGACGGTAATTCTAATACTTCTGGTATATTGGCAACTCAGGAGTATTTAATAACTAAAGGATCATCAAATGGACTAAGATTGCAGAATCCGATAAGTGTAGGAGATGCAGCAGATATCTATATGTCTTACTATGATTCAGTAAACACTAGGATGGGTTATGTTGGATTTGGATCTCAAAGTAGTTCAGACTTTATTATCAGGAATGACATGGCCGATAGTACCCTAACACTCTCTTCCACAGGAACAAAAGACCTAAAATACTCAAGTAACGGAATTACTGGCACTGTATGGCATTCTGCTAATGATGGGATTGGTTCTGGATTAGATGCCGATAGATTTAGAGGACTTACTAAATCTAGTTCAGGAGATCGATTTAACATAGTACCAGTAGTAAGTCCAACAGGCGTAATGGAAATTGGAAGGTATGTTGATTTTCACGATTCAGATGAAGATACATCCGATTATAGTAATAGATTGTCATCGAATGGAGCAAGTGGGTTGACTGCATCAGGTAACTTTACTTCTTCTAAAGAGCTTCGTAGTGAAAACTCTGGGGAAAATGCAAGGTTATTGTACCTTGCTACAGAACGTCCTTGGTATTTTAAACAAGGATTAACAGGGGGTACAACTAGATTATCATTAATATCAACATCTGCTTCTAAGGTTTTTACAATAGGAGACGAGACAAATGATGACAACTTTATTGTAAATGCATCAAGCGGTTCAATTACAACACAAGGAGAAATTACCGCAAATGGTAATAATATATATACAGAAAACTGTAGAATTAGAGATAATGGAATAGGTGCGCTTATTGTTAGTGCATCAGGAGATGGTGTATACCTGAGACCAAATGGAGACGGCTCGGTTGCAGGTCAGTTTGAAATTTCCTCAAGTAAAGTGGTGACATCAAATCACATTGAAGTAACAGCAGCCGAGAGAAGAGTTGCTTACTCAGTTTGGTCAGGTAGTACATATGGTATTGGAATGGGGTCTGGCTATACTTATGGTGCATTGAGTGGATATGCAATGACTTTTCAAATGAACTCTGACGCAGGCAGAGGTTGGTGGTGGGGGAAATCAACCCACAGTAACGCACAAGGAGCTATGTCCTTAGCTAATGATGGAAGATTAACAGTAGGTAGCACGGTAACTGCTACTAACTTTATATTATCATCTGATAAAAGGTTAAAAGAAAATATAAAAGAGTATAAACCTCTTGACCTAAGCTTCAAGGCAGTAACATTCGATTGGATAGACAAGGAGCACGGGGGTACTCAAACTGGATATATAGCACAGGATGTAGAGATGAGTAATCCTCAATTTGTAAACACAGATAATAATGGATTTAAGTCTGTAAAGTACATAGATGTACTAGTTGCTAAAATGGCAGAGAAGGATATTCAAATAGAATCTTTGGAAGAGAGGGTTGAAATATTAGAAGAAAAACTAAACTTAATAGTAGATAATTTATTATAATGTCAGTACCAAACACAACAACATTTAACCTGATAAATGTAACAACAGAGTTAGGCTTATCGTCTAACTCTAGTTTACAGGAGTGCTTTTCGGTGTCGTCTGCAAATGGATTTGACTCTAGCTATGCAGGCAGCAAGAACGGACTATTGAACTTTAGAAACTATAGCAATGTAGCAACGGAAGTCACAACTAGAATTGTAATGTCAAATACAGGAACATCCGCATTACCTAACGCATGTAGCACCTTAACAACAAGTGTTTTCAGGTATTTCAGAAGCACTGTAAGTTACCCTAGGATTGGAGATATAATATACGGAGATTCAAACCTAAACTTCCCAATGAACGGACTTAATAATTATTTTAAGTTTGAGTACACAACAGGAACAGGTTCATATTTAATAAGAGTAAGCTCACAAGGGCAAGTGGTTAGTAGTGTAGCACTATGTTCATAATTAACAGAAAACAACAATAAAAGTAATGGCAAGAATAAAAAATACACAGATATACGACTATGATGCATCTCCTTCACCGGAAGACTATTTAATAGGAACGGATAGCCAAGATAATCTAAGAACTAGAAGCTACCTGATTGGAGATATAATAGCCTTAAGAAATAGTTTTCTAGGTTTGCCAGATACACCCAATAGTTTTGAAGGACAATCTGGAAAAACTTTAATAGTAAATGACGACGAAGATGGACTAATATTCGGGGAATCAGCATCCTCATTTTTAAGTTTATTAGACACTCCCGACACTTTTACAGGTCAATCAGGTAAGTCTATAATAGTAAACAACGACGAGGATGGGGTAGTGTTTGGAGAGGCAATATCTAAGTTTTTAAGTTTATCAGATACACCGTCCTCTTACGTAGCACAGGCCGGAAAGTCGGTATTAGTAAATGCCCAAGGAACTGGATTGACATTCGGAGAGTCTACCTCTACGTTTTTAAGTTTATCAGATACACCTGACGATTACGAGTTCAGAAAAGGTTGGATATTGAAGGTAAATGATGACGAGGATGGAATAAAGTTCCAACAAGATAATTACGTAACATTAGATACAGTTCAAACAATAAACGCTGCAAAAACTTTCAATGGAGTAGTTAGGACAAATAATATAATAGCAGACGACCTTATAACCGCAAATAGCTCTGTGTACATCACAGGTGGTCTTAGAGTAGGTAAGTCGGGATCAACGGGCAGTATTACTATTTTTCCATCGACATCTTTGTTAGCACAAAACACTACTACCTCACATAGTTACTTTTCAGCAGTAGGTACTGGTTCTGGAATAGAGGGGTTTACCTTCAAGCCAGGCGGGATCAAGTTTGCCGGAACACTTAATTTTGATGGATTTACGTCAAATAGAGTTCACTCGTTCCAAGATAGAGACGGAACGGTGGCTTATCTTGATGATGTAATTTCTCAGGAGTCTGGCAGTTTTACTGCAACATTAGGGGATAGTAATGGTAGGTATAGTTATTCTCAAGGTTCTTCTGTAGGAAGTTATGTGAAGACGGGTAAGGTTATAAATTTCTCAATTAATATAAGAACAAGCGGAACTACTGATAATGGCGGAACTGCAGGATTACTGTCAATAAGTGGTTTTGATTTCTTGGATGACGAGCTTTTTGAGTATAATCAGGTTTTCGCTTGCTTATTCAATAACAAACAGTATCACGGTACAATACACGGAGATAATACTATTATCTTTAGGGAAATTGGAGGAAGTATATCAACAGCGGTTATAGCAACTAGTTTACCCAACAGCACTCAGGTGTATATGACAGGGTCTATAGTATTAAATTAACGAGTCGCCGAGCACATAATATTAGTGTAAGGCGATTTTCTTTATATTTGTATAAGTATTAATTTAATAAAATCTAACAATGGCAACGAAACAATTTAGAAAAATAACAGTAGGAGATAATTTCTCTAACTGCATAGCTTACGTAAAAACTATAAAATACTTAGGACGTTCGGTAGAAATTACTGACATTATAGAAGAAGAAGAAAATAAAGGTTACATAGATATTTACGTCACTGCAGACGATGGTAGAACCACAGTTATATGGAAGACTATACCGTACAGTAAAGTGATAGAATTTGAATACGATGTAAACTTCAAGTAATATGAAAGCAACTATATATTTTATAGTACACGTGGAAAATTCTTATAATAACCACGTGGAACTAAACGACTCTCAAACAATGGCCGTAAACAACTCAATAGAGAGTGTAGAGCACATTAACAGAGTAGGAAAAGTGATAAGCTCCCCTAAAGGCGCTCTAGTCAAAGAGGGAGATTTAGTCTTATTTCACCACAACATCTGCAGAAAATCTTGGGGCCTCAAAGGAAAAAAGAAGCCTAGCGAGTACTCGATCACCGAGAATGAATACTACGTTCCGACAGAAGAGATATTTATGTACATGAGTGAGGGCGATAGTGATTGGAAAGCTATAGACCCTTTCGTATTTGTAAGGCCTATAGAATCCGAGCCTAAGGTTCTAGATAACGGACTAAGGGTGATAGAAGAAGAGTACAAAGGGATGGTTCCTCTAGTGGGAATAATGGCCTATCCAAACAGAGAGCTCCTAGATAAGGGAGTCAAGGCAGGGGATAAAGTAGCTTTTCAACAAGATTCAGAACACGAGTACATGATTAAGGGTGTACTACATTATAAAATGAGAACTAACGACATTTTAGCAGTTATATGATAGGATTAAGCCATGACATAGAATTAGCACTAGACATAGTTATAGAAGGTCTAGATTATCAGATGGTAGTAGATGCCATAGAACCTGATAAGGTTAAGGCTGCCATGGAGTCAAAATTAACGTCATTCAAAACAGCTAAGGAATTACTTTCTAAGTGGGTAAATAGCCCAAATTCTCCATCGGATAAAAAGTTTACAAACTACGTAGAGAAATTAATAAATTCAGGAGAGTCTTCACTTAAGACTTTAAGGAAAGCATTAGTAGCAAAGATCGATTACGACTTATTAGATGCACACAAGCATAAGCTAGCTGCCCAGACTAAACTACTTGTACTTAACTCTATAACCGAGTTAGATTCTTCATTAATAGAGCTTAGGCACCAGTTTGAAACAGGTAAAGTAATCTTAAAAGAAGCAGAATTTACCAGAGGGTTTGCAGAAAAGTTTGCATACGGAGAGTTTTTCCCTTTAGATAACTACTATAAAAAGTGGTACAATGAAGAGGAAGACGCAGTAGTTATTGACCCAAAGGGTTCTAGAGGTGAGATTATAGAGTTAGACGGGCTAAGGGTTCAGCTACCAATACCACCTAGAGACAGAAAGAAGATAAGATTCCACGATAAAAAGAAAGAGGATCAGTATTGGAGAAGGGAAGAGTTACCTAAAGGCCTTACCCCTGACAATGCCGAGCCTTTTACAGAATACATATTAGAGCAGTTTAGAATAAGAAGAGAAGGACTTTGGTTCTACAACAACGGAAAACCTACTTGGTTGTCTCCTAGACATTGGATGCAATTACAATGGGGAAAGATGTTTGATGACCAGATATACCCTACTTATAGACACGCTCAACTTTTACTTTACTACCATAAGGAGGCCTGCTACGTAGATTCTAGGTCTATGGGTCAAATATTCCTTAAGTCTCGTCAAACGGGGTATACTTATGGGATGATGTCAGACTCTTTAGAATTAGTAACTAGGGTTATAGGAGCCAGAACAGGATTGACTTCGATGACGGATGATGATGCCAGAGTAGCTTTTGGTAAGATGTCTTATACGTTTCAAGAATGGCCGTTCTTCTTCCAACCTATTTATAAAGGTAAAGTCGATTCTCCTACTAACTTAGCTTTTGGTAAGCCATCAAACTCTAGTAAGGATGAGAAAAAGAAAAAGGATACAACTACAGATGGTTATGTGAACAGTATGACTGACTTCGAGGCTACCAAGGTTAAGGCCTATGATGGTAGACACATGAAGTTGTATATTGGGGATGAATCAGCTAAATGGGATAGAGCAAGTTACATAGAACACTTAGGTACGCTATTACCTACAACCTTCCGTGGTGGTAGAGTAGTGGGTAAAGTATTCTTAGGATCTACCATGGGTAAATTAAATGCCGGTGGTGAGGATTTTAAAATACTTTATAGAAACTCTAAGGTTTCAGAGAGACAAGAGTCAGGGTTTACCTCAACTAAATTGTACTCTTACTTTATGGGAGCGCATACCAACTACGAAAACTGTATTGATAAATATGGTAAGTGTTGGGAAGAGACCCCTCCAAAAGGAACCCTTAACGTGTTCGGAGAGCCAATACTTAAAGGATCTATACAGGCTATTAAAGAGATGTACAATGATGCAAAGAATACAGATGATGTAGCTCTTAACGCAGCATATAGAGCATTCCCTATGACCGAGTCTCACGCTATGAGGGATGAGGCCGACGAGTGTGTATTCAACCTTACTAAACTTACTGACCAATGGGATAACAATGAAGAAGTGTCTATTTTTAAGAGTCAATATGTTAGAGGTAATTTCAAGTGGGAAAATGACATAAGATTCTCTAAGGTAGAATTTATACCAGATGATAGAGGTAGGTTCAAGATAGCTTGGATGCCGAACAAGGGAGATAACACAGACCACCTTAGAAATAATGTAAAGTCCGTAAGAAACTTATACACTCCGATGAACGACTACGGTTGTATAGGAGTCGATTGTTTTGGTTCATACGTACAAGGTAAAAATAAAGCGTCTAAAGGAGCTGCCCACGGGTACTCTAAACCTAACGCACATGGAGTTCCGACAAACTTCTTCTTCTTTGAATACTTAGATAGGCCTGCAACACAGGACATATTTAACGAAGATATATTTATGGCGGCATGGTTCTACGGACTACCTATATTAGCAGAGAACAACAGGAGGGATTTTGTTAGATACATTTACTCTAACAGATCTAGACCATTCTCAATGAATAGAGTAGACAAGAAGAAACTAGACGGAGATGATTTAGTATTAGGAGGACAGCCAATGCAGAGTAAGGATATTTTAGATACTCACGAAAACTGTATTAGAACTTTTATACAATGTCACGTAGGGGTTAGTACAGCGCCAGAGGGTATAAAATACAGACCGGAAGGAGACATGGGTAATATGGTCTTCAACGACACTATTTCCGACTGGATGATATTCAATCCAAGTGCTAGAACTGCCCATGATGCAACTATCTCTAGTGGATTAGCCATAATGGGATGTCAAAGAGAGAGATACAACCCTATCGAGAAAAAGAATGATAAGGAAAAAAACGTATCTTTGATAAGAAAATATAAAAATACGGGTTACACCAGTACACTTATAAAATAGATAGATGAATAATAAAAGTAAAAACCTTAAAATGGCAGCTCACAGAACTCAGCCAGACCCTTTCGCATCTTCCGAAGAAAAAGGAAGTGAAGAGTATGGTTTGAAGTTCGGTAAGTTAATAGAACACGAATGGTTCTTTATTAAATCAGGAGGCACAGATAGCCAGTTTTATGATAAGCAAGCTAAGTTCCACGAGCTTAGAAAGTACGCTAGAGGTGAACACGATACCGGATTAACTAAGAAACTTATTTCAGATGGAGTGGATGGAGAGTCTTATACCAACTACGATTGGAGACCTATTCAAATACTTCCTAAATTTATTAAGTTAGTAGTAAATCAAATGCTAGAGCGTCTATATGAAATAGATGCCCAAGCTATTGACGGAATCTCGCAAGGCTTAAGAGACGAGTATAAAGACATACTTCAAAAGAACATGGTTGCAAAACCTATGTTAGAAGACGCTAAAAATTTACTAGGTATAGACTTATCCCCAGATGGAATGGGAGAAATACCTGACAGTAATGAAGAGCTAGACCTTCACATGAATCTTAACTACAAGCCTGCCATTGAGGTGGCTATAGAACAAGCTTTAAAGTATACCTTAGAGTTAAACGAGTACGATGAGACTCAAAAAATGATGTTGAAAGATTTGACAGAGATCGGTGTGGCCGCTCTACACCACAGGACTGACCCTACAAAAGGAATAGTAGCTGAGTATAGAGACCCTGCGGATATGGTCTGGTCTTACCCAACAAGGAGTAATTTTGAAAATGTATACTACTACGGATCAGCTAGAAGGTTGACACTTAACGAAGTACAAAGATTATCAGGTAAGAAGTTCTCTCAGGATGAGCTTGAAAAATATGCCAACGTTTCAAAAGAATGGGGTGCATATAATAAAATATCTAACGAGTTCTGGTACAGAGGTGAGGATTTAACAAACTACCAAGTAGACGTATTAGACTTCACATTCAAGACGACTAAGTTAACTAAATACAAAAAGAAGTATAAGAAAAATGGAGGGTTTTCAATAATAGAAAAACCTTCTGATTATATCAAACCTCAAAGTATTTTAGACAAAGAAGAAAAGCAAGGGTTTAAAGAGTACGACATCCTAGAGAATGTGGATGAAGTATGGTACGAAGGTTCTTTAGTAATAGGTACAGATTTATTATTCAACTACGGGGAGTGTACTAATATGCTTAGGCCAGAGGGATACATAAACAATAAAGTTATGTCTAACTATGTTGTATACGCACCGGAATTATACCAAGGACGTATCCAATCTTTAGTTGGGAGGGTGACTCAATACATAGACCAATTACAACAAATTCAAGTTAAGATACAACAATTCATTGCCAAGGCTAAGCCTAACGGGATATGGATAGATGTTGACGGTCTACAAGAATTAGATATGGGTGAGGGTAACACCTTCGGGCCTTTGGAATTAATCAGGTACTACGATGAAACGGGTAACCTTTTAGGTACTTCTAAGTTAGCGGATGGCAATTACAATAACGGAGCTATGCCTATTAAAGAGCTTAATAACGGTGGTATGGCAGGTTTAGAGCAGTTAATGAACTCTTACAACTTCCATTTGAACTTATTCAGAGAAGCTATTGGTATAGGACAAGGTGCCGACGGTACTTTACCAGACCCTAGAACTTCTAACGGAGCTTTAGAAGCACAACAAAATAAATCCAACGTTGCGACTAGGTACATCCTAGATGCTCAACTTAAAATAACACAGTACTTAGCCAATGGACTTTCATTGAGACTAAAGGATATTTTCAAGTATTCTAATCTTAAGAAGGCTTACATAAATTCTATAGGTAAAGTTAATGTGGATGTATTGAAGTCTATACAAAACCTTCACTTACACGATTTTGGTATTACTATTAAGCTTAAACCAGACGCACAAGATAGAGCCATGTTAGAGAATAACATACAGGCCGAGATTGCTGCAGGCGGACTTTCTACAGTAGATGGTATTGACATTAGAAGAATAGGGAATATTACCCTAGCTAATGAAATGCTTAAAATAAGAAAGAAGAAGAACATAGAGGAAAATCACAAGAGGGAGCTTGAAAAAATCGAAGCTAACGGAGAGGCATCTGCTAGGGGTGCTCAAGCAGCAGCGGAAGCTAAGCAAAGTGAAATGTCCATGGAGTTCGACTTTAAGAAGCAAATACTATTATTAGAGAGAGAAAGTGCGGAGCTTAGAACTAACGGAGAGTTAGAAGCTAAGAGGTTACTTATGGCAGACGAATATTTCTACCAAACAGGTATTCAAGCAGAACTTGATAAGAACACTAAAAACTTGGAGAAATATAAGGAAGACAGAAAGGACGAAAGAACTAAGATACAAGCAACGCAGCAATCTAAGATTAAGTCAGAGCAAAGTAAAGAAGGTGGAGGAGAGGCCATAGATTTCAGATCTGGTAACACTAGTATCACAGGTGACTTAGGAATGGACGACTTTACAGCATAAAAAAAGCATATATAATAATTACTATCTTTGTAAGGTAGTTTCAAACTAAATTCAATTCAATATGGCATTTTTCAAAAAACAAGGGGATAACCTAAGTAGAGCAGCATCTATTATATCAGGCATTTCCAAAACTCCTTCTGGTGAACCAAAACCACCAGTAGAGCCAACAATAGAACCAACAGTAGAGCCAACAGTAGAGCCAACAATAGAACCTACAGTAGAGCCAACAATAGAACCAACAGTAGAGCCTACAGTAGAGCCTACAGATAATATACCACCAGTAGAAGAGGGAGTTGCAGACCCAATTCCTCCGGTGGAAGTAAAACCAGAAGTTCCTAAACCAGTAGAAACTCCTGAGGTTACGCCAGAAGTTACAGAAGAAGCACTATTATCATTATTGAGCGAGAGGCTAGGTAGAAGTATTAGTAGTGTAGACGATCTTAAACAGAAGGAAGTTGATCCGGAGGTAGAAGCACTTTTAAAGTGGAAAGAAGACACAGGTTTAAGCTTATCAGATTGGTCTGAATACAATAAAGATTTTTCAAGTATGAAGGACTTGGACGTGGCTAGAGAGATTCTATCCCAAGAGTTTCCAAACTTCACAGACGAAGAAATAGAGTATTCATTAAAAGACTATATTTACGATGAGGACTATGACGACGACGGAGATAAGATGCGTAAAAACATAAATCTTAAGAAGTTCGCCAAAGAGGGGCGGGAAAAGTTAGAGTCTAGTAAAGTTAATTTACCTAAAGGTAATAAACAACCTAGCCTGACAAAAGAGCAACAAGAGGCTATTAATTTTGCTAATCAGTTTAAGGAAACCCAAGCAGCTAGTGCAAAAGCTACCGAGGATTATAACTTGAACATTTCAAAACAATCTCAATCTCTTGAAGCTATAGAGCTGAATTTGAAAGAGGGGATGACGTTAAAGTACAGCATCCCCGAAGAGACTAGAAGAAATTTACCTAAAATGGTCGCAGAAATGCCTCATTGGTATAATGAAGATGGTTCTTACAATCACGCTAATGTAGTTAAAGATGTTGCAAAAGTAACAAACTTCGACGCTATGATACAAGCTGCTTATAATCAAGGAGTTGAATCAGGAAAAGAAGGACAGATTAGAGTAGGGGCTAACATCACAATAGATGGATCACCTTCTCCGGCAAAGCCGACAACAAAGAAAGGTAATATAGAAAGTGTTGTAAGCAACATAACAGGGGGTAGACAAGGCTCTAAATTACGTTTCAAACGAAAAAAGTAAGAAACACAACCAAATAACAAATAACAAAAATGGCATTAACAACAGTACCAAGCTATCAAATTTCGCCTAGTTCAGTTAAGGCACCTAGCCAAACTAACTACATCGACGTATTTGATTACACTAATCAATTCGCCCCAGACGCATACGAGGAGTTGGTATCTATCTATGGAGACCAGTCTCTTACAGGTATGATTTTCAACCTTGGTAGCGAGGAAGCAATTTCTTCGGATCAATACATCTGGACGGAGAAAGGACGTTTACATACATCTTACGAGTCAGTAGCTCGTACAGGTAACGTCTTCACACAAGCAGGTCACGTATTCAGAGTAGGTGAAGTAGTAGCTTGTTCAGGTAACGGAGCTTTCCAACTTGGACGTATTTCAGCCGTAACACCTAATACATTTACAGCATTACCGTACAAAGCGGCAGGATGGTCTGTAGGTGCGACTGGAATCAAAGCGTTTATCTCTCACACAGAGTTCTTAAAAGGATCTGGCCCTATGGACGGAAGCCTTGAGACTGACTTCACGGTTCTTAACAACAAGACTATTATCTCAAGAGATAACTACTTGGCGAATGGATCAGAGGTTACACAAGACTCTTGGATTGAGACAGATAACGGAGGTTTCGTTTGGTATCTACAATCAGAGTTAGACGGCAGACGTAGATTCGAAGACAGGATCGAGATGGGTCTATTACAAGGTGAGTCTGCGGAAGCAGGTTCAGAGGCCGGAGCAGCCGGTTTCGATGGTTCAGAAGGACTATTCCAATCTGTAAGAACTAGAGGAAATATGTTCGAAGGATTAGCAACTACAATTGCTGATTTTGATACTATCTTGAAGCGTTTCGATGCACAAGGTAAGATTAGAGAATACATGTTCTACGTAGATAGAGACCAGTCTTTAGCTATCGATGACTTACTAGGTGAGTTAAACGCAGGTTACTCAGGAGGTATCTCTTACGGTATGTTCGATAACGATGAGCAAATGGCTATCAACCTTGGATTCAGAGGATTCAAGAGAGGTTCTTATAACTTCTACAAGTCTGATTGGAAAATCTTAAATGACCCAACACTTTTAGGAGCAGTTGACCCTGCAAACGGAAAAGTACGTGGTTTACTTGTACCTCACGGGGATACAGAAGTATACGACGGTTCAAGCCCACAAGCAGACAGAGTTACTAAACCTTACTTGTCTATCAAGTACAGAGTTAAGGGTTCTGAGAACAGAAGACACAAAACATGGATCACTGGATCTGTTGGAACTAACGCTCCTACGGATGGTAACGATCACATGAGAGTTCACCACTTAGCGGACAGAGGTGTTAGTACCATCGGTGCAAACAACTACATGATCTTCGAAGGGGAGTAATAAAACTAAGGGGGTCTAATCGCCCCCTTTTTTAATTTCAATAATTTAACTTTAATTCAACAGAACAAAATGGCAGCACCAAAAAAAGCAGCTACAAAAGCAGCAACATCAAAAACAGTATTACAAGAAAAAGAATACAGACTACTAGATTTCCAACCACTTACTTACACTATTAAGACAGGTAGAGATAACAACTTACTTGTGTGGGATGAGGAATCACAATCTACAAGAGCTATCAAGCATTGCCCTAACGAAAAATCAATCTTCGTAGACGAGCAATCTGACAAGGCGGTAGTTAGAGCAATTGTGTTCCTTAATGGACTCTTAAGCACAAAAGCATCAGAAAAAACAACACAAGACTTTTTAGAAAATCACCCAAAAAGAGGTATCTTATTTGAACTAATCGACGCAGCAGCAGACGCACAAGTGTTCTCTGACATCGAGGAAATTAAATTAGACGTTAAGCAAGCTATTAGATTAAAAGCTAAAGAAGAAACTGGAATGACTGAACTACGTTTAATCGTATCGGTATTGAACAATGACTCTTTAAGCGCATCTAAAATGGAGCCTGCAGAAGTTAAGAACGAGCTTTACAGCTTGGTTGAAACTAACTTAAATAGGTTCGTAGACATGGAGACTGGCGAGGTTACTGTGTTTGACGACGTAGATATACAAAGAATGGCCCTTGCCCAACACTCATTTGACTCAGGAGTAATCCAAGTAAGTGCAGACGGAAACAAGGTAATGTGGTCAGATAACAAGAAAACAATTTGCATGATTCCTTCGGGTCAAAACCACTTAGATTTCTTCGCTAAGTACTTAGGTACAGAAGAAGGTATCCAAGTAGCAAAGGAAATTTCTAAACGATAAAAACAATCACTTACTATTTTAAGACGAGCCCCTTTGGGGCTTTTCTTTTTTCCGTATATTTGTAATACATAAAAATAGATAAGATGATAAACAAAGTATTCGATCTTTTAAAGACGATCGTAAATAAAGAGGTCAGAGGGAACGTACCTTCTCCTGACGAACTTAACTTAATAGCCAAGCAAGTACAATCAGAAATATTCAGAGCCTATTTTGAGGACGAGAATAGAGATAAGATTAAACAGAACAGGGGGGCCACTAGTAGCGGATACTCTAACTTGGCATTCAACCAAAGACAGAAGATAGACCAATTCTCAGATAAAGCTGCCTTAGTTGTATCAACTGGATCAGACTTCCTTTTACCAGACGACTTATACCAAATAAAGGATAATGGTCTAGACTACAACGGTAAAGTAATTTCTGAGATGGAGGGGCAGAGGTTTTCTTTCGCTAACACGTCTCTAATGAAGCCTAGCGAAACATTCCCAACATACGAGAGATACGGTAATAAAATATCAGTATCGCCAAACACAATAACATCCGGGGTTACTTGCAGGTATACAAGGATTCCTAAAGACCCTAAATGGACTTACTCAATAGCCTTTGACAGAGAGTTCTTCAACCCTTCTGCGGACGACTTCCAAGATTTTGAGCTACACGAGTCAGAGTTTTCTAACATAGTAGTTAGAATGCTATCTTACTTAGGTATTCACATAAGAGAAGTAGAAGTTACTCAATATGCTGAGAAACTTAAAGAGAAAACAGAAATAAGAGACGAACAATAAAATAGAGTACAATGGCATTACATAATTTTACAAATTTAGATGAATACTACAGCGACTCTAGCCAGTTCGGTGAGTATCAATATACGACACTAGAAGAGATAATAAGTAACTACATGTTCGGAATGTCCGACGATGATTACACTATAAACTCAGATAGAAACAGAGTAGCACTATTCGGTAAGAAAGGGGTTAGGGAATTATACTTTGACGTAGTTAACGAGGTTATATCTATAGAACTAGATTTAAGTCCGACATTAACAATACCACTTCCACATGACTACATAGCATTTACTAGGATTTCATGGGTAGACGACACAGGTAAATTGCACCCTCTTGCAGTAGACAAGAGTAATAACTTATCTCAAGCGTTCTTACAAGCAAACGACTACGAATTTTTATACGACGTAAACGGAGATATTTTAAAAGGTAGTCACATACAAAACTTACCGGAGAACAGTAAGAGAGTAGACTCGCAGTCTCCTAGCGGAAGCTCTCCAACTTTCAACTTGGATAGGTCTAAGATGTATAATAACGGTAGCTATAGGATAGACAAAACTAAAGGGGAGATACAATTTTCATCGGCAGTAGACGGGAGAACGATAGTTTTAGACTACATAAGCGACGGACTGTTCCAAAGGGATGATAGTGATATAAAAATACATAAGTTCGCTGAGGACGCCTTAGACTCATTTATTTACTACAATTTAGTAAAAAGAAATAGGAGCGTACCGGCCAATGAGAAATACAGAGCCGAAAAAGAGTGGTGGAATCTTAGAAGGATCGCCAAAAGAAGAATAAACCCTGTTAATTACGACAACATTAAGCAAGTTCTTAAAGGTGGGTCAAGATGGATTAAAGATTAAAAACAATGATAGAAATTAAAAACTTATTTACATCTGGAAAAATGAACAAGGGTGCTGACTCTAGACTTATGCCTGACGGAGAGTATAGAGATGCCTTGAATATAAAGCTAAGCACTTCACAAGGTTCAGATATAGGGGCTATAGAGAACTGCCTATCTACAAAGCAATTAACAACGCTTCCTCTTGGAAGTACAGTTAATACTTTGGGGGCCTTCTTTGATAGCTCGGCAGATATGATTTACTGGTTTGTTAATTCAAATACAGGGGATTATGTAATAGAGTACGACACTATTTCAGATTCGTCTACTATAATCTTGACAGACACTACAGCAAACGTATTAAACTTTAACCCTGACTACCTTATTACTGGTGTCGGGGTTATCGTGGATACAGACAGTAATAAAAGAATACTTGTTTGGACTGACGGAATTAATCCTGTAAGGTCTATAAATATAAACACAGCAAAAGGGTATTCTGCGAATGGTTTCAACGACTCTCAAATATCTCTAGCAAAAGCTCCTCCATTGTATCCACCGACTATGGTATTAGGTACAACGGACACAGAGCAAGAAAATAACTTACTTAATAGATTCCTTAGGTTTTCTTACAGATACAAGTATGCCGATGGTGAGGTAAGCGCATTCTCTCCATTTACTGAGACTGCATTCTCTCCAAAAAACTTTAACTACGATTACTCTATATCTTCTAACGAGTCTATGGAGAATCAATACAATACAGTAGACATCTCTTTCAACACAGGGGTGAGTGAAGTTGTAGGTATCGATATACTTATGAAGGAGTCTAGTAGCAGTAATGTATCATTGGTACAAAGCTTTAATAAAGAAGAAGAAAACTGGGGGAATGGAGAAACAAAGACATTCACATTTTCAAATAATAAAATATCTACGGTTTTACCGTCAGACCAACTTAGTAGACTTTACGACGCAGTACCACTTTCAGCCAAGGCTTTAGAGCTTATCGGTAATAGAATTGTATTAGGTAACTACGTAGAGGGCTACAACATAGAGGATGCATCTGGTAACAGAATCAAGATAGATTTTTCAGTAGAGGTGTTATCTACATCTGTACCTAGCGGACAACCTAGAGCCACTTTAAAAAGTAATAGGGGTTACGAAGTTGGTATAGTTTACTTAGATGATTACGGAAGGATGACGACCGTTCTTACTAGCCCTACAAACACTACTCACATTAGTAATGGTAATTGCGTAGACCAAAATAAGCTAAGGGTTACTATTGAGAATGAGGCACCTAGTTGGGCAACTAAATACAGATTCTTCTTAAAGCAAACTAGAACTGACTATGAAACAATCGTACCATCTATCTTTTACCAAGATGGCGTATACGTGTGGATTAAAATTGAAGCCGACGAACAAAATAAATTTGATGTTGGTGATTTTATCTATGTTAAGTCAGACTCTACGCAAGTTTTAGATAAGGCGGTTCAGACTAGAGTATTAGAGCTAGTTAACCAAGAGGAGAATTTCTTAGAGGATCCTGAGGACGATTCTATAACTACGGTAAACCAGATTAGAGGTACTTACTTTAAAATTAAGCCAGTAGACTTTAGAATCAGAGAAGAGGATTTCCAAATCTACGAGAATGTTACATACGGTTTTAGGTCTACAAATAGTTCAAATAACTTCAATAACGACAGTCTTTACTATGTAGAGGAGCCAGTTTATTACGGTACTACTGGTATAGACGATTTATCTTCTGCCGGAACATACACAGGGAGTACAGATATAAGATACATAGTAGATATAAACGCAGTAGGGGCTACAGATTCATTTAGATGGAGTAGTGACGGAGGACTTACCTATAGCGCTGACATTGCCATAACTGGCGGTAATCAGGTCATGGAAAAAGGAATAACTGTAAAATTCGATAACGTTTCAGGTCACTCTTTAGATGATAACTGGATTTTATCTGCAAAGTCAGGGCAAGTTACTATGAACGTTAGAAGTAGTGAAGCCTCTGGATCGGCAGGTACAACCAAGAGATCTGCTATTATGCATTACGCAGGTAAGCAAAAAACAGCCGTTGGAGGGGAGACTATTAAAGGTGGGGCCAATATCACAATAGTGTACGACGATACAGCTAGTGACGGGGCCAATGACGATAACAGTATTAAATACACACAGTCGTTCAACGCCACTAGAGACTACGCAAACTTAGAAGAGTGGTTCTACGGTGATAATATTATAGACACTTTACAATACCCAACTTCTGACCAAGCGGATAGAGTTATCTTTAGAAGAGGAGAAGAGGATTCGGGTAATTCCGAGGGGTCTCAAGTAGTTTCTATATCTGCCACGGGGTCTAGGATGAATATGTGCTTTATGTCTAAGAAAGGATTTAGCGGTGGGGAAAGAGTTAGAGTTAACAAATTCTCAGAGCCGTCTTTGACTATACTAGAGCTTAACAACAATATAATTTTCGAGACTATACCAGTTAACGACGATTCTCAATTGTTCTTTGAGGTAGGTAGGACTTATGAAATTTCTAACGGACTGCATAGAAGTACTCACGCAGGGGATGTTAACCAAACATCAAACGCACCGGCCGAGTTGACTCTACCAGTATACAACGCATTCGCTTGGGGTAACGCATTCGAGAGCTATAAGATAAAGGATTTATTCAATGAAAAGTCCATGAAGATAGATAGCAGGCCTTCGGGAGTTATCCAAGACTATAGACAAAATAATAGGATTGCAGACCTTACATATAGTAAGCCATTTGAAAAGTCTACTAATTACAACGGAATAAACGAGTTTAACTTGTCTACAGCCAACTTCATGCAAATGGATGACAGATACGGAAGTATTCAAAAGTTATTCTCTGCGGAAACAAACTTAGAGGTATACCAAGAGGACAAGATACATAACGTACTTTACTCTAAAGATGTCTTATTAGATGCCGATGGAGAGGGTAATATTAAGGAAAGTACTAATGTCTTGGGTGGCACTCCTGTACCATGGTCGGGAGAATATGGTATTTCAAAAAATCCTGAGAGTCATGCGTCATACGGAAACTCTAGATTCTTTACGGATGCTAGGAGAGGTGTTTTACTTAGAAGAGGTCTAGAAGGAATCACGGAAATAACTTCTGGTATGGAAGATTTCTTAAGCGATAGTTTTAGACTTAGGCCGGACAACAAGAGGTTCGGGGCGTTTGACCTTAGAGACAAGGAGTATGTAATGCACGAGAAAGGTGTGTTTACAACAGCCTACAGTAATTTAGTTACGGGATATCCTTCATTCTATTCTTTTAGTCCTGAATGGATGGGTTCTTTGAATAATAAATTTTATAGTTTCAAAGGAGGGCAGCTACATAGGCACTATGACGAGAGTAACCCTATTAGAAATAACTTCTACGGTACTCAATACGAGTCTACTATTAAGTTGATAATGAATGAAGCTCCTTCGGATATAAAGGTACTAAAGGCTATAAACATTGAGGGCAATAAACCTTGGAGTTCAGTTATTAAATCTTACCTGAATGACGAGAATACGTCTATTACACAAACTAGCCTATCTGTAGAAGAGTTTTTGAATAAAGAAGGGAAGTTCTATGCGTATCTTAGGAGAAACGAGTTAGAGGGAGATTACACCGCCAAGGATGTTTACGGAATTGGAGAGGTTCAATCATCCTCAGGTTCGACTATAACTATAAAAGGAAGTATAGCAGGCACAGCGCTTAGGGTAGGAGACGACCTTTACAACTCCTCTGGGGTTCGTTTAGGAGAGATTCAAACTTACAGCACTTTGGCCAATACGGTTACACTTACGTCTTCGGTATCAGTACCGGCCTCGACATTTTTGTTCGGTAAAAAGGACGGTAGAGTAGAGGGTAGTGAAATAAGAGGTTACAATTTTGAGATAGATTTGACAGATTCTACTAACACTAGAACTGAGTTATTTGCACTTAATGGTGTAGTCTTCAAAAGTTGGCCGTCTTAAATATTTGTTGTATCTTGTAGTATGGAATTTAAAGTAATACAACACGATGCGAAAGATTTTTACGAAGTATACAAAAAATGGTGCAAGGGCCATAATTTCCCTGCAAGAAATGTTGAAGAGTTGGATATCGCCTTCGTGTCTTATCGTGGCGATACCCCTCTTTATAGCACTTTCATATGGAGGACGCCATCTACATTCTGCGTTCTGGGGTTTCCTGTTAGTAACCCTGATATACCTTACATACATAGAAAAGGAGCTCTCGGATTTTTGTTCTCCGAAGTATCTAGACAGCTTAAAGAAATGGGCTTTAAGATAATCTGGACTACCTCTGATACAGAGAGAGTTGTGGAGGGATTGATTGATAGTGGATTCCAAGTAGCGGACACTAAAGTAGACCAATATTACAAAGTACTCTTTTAGTACATTTGTTTTTTCCGTACTTTTACATTAAATAAAAACACATAAAACATGGGAGTAGGAGCAGCAGCAGCAGGCCTTTCAGCCGTAGGCGGTATAGTTAAGGGTATAAACGGGGCTAAGAGAGCGAGGAAAGCTCAGAAAGCTATAGATAATTACGAGAGACAAACGTTAGAAAATTCATATAAAGATATGGAAGTCAGTACTTTAGGTGCAGATCTTCAAAGGGAAGAACTTGCCAGAGCTACGGCAACTAGCGTAGGAGCATTAGCTTCGGGAGGAGTAAGAGGAATTATAGGAGGTGTTGGAGCGGTACAAGCTAACAACGTAGCCTCTTCTAGAGCAATCGGAGCAGATTTAGACTCGCAACAAAAGAACATAGACCAACTAAGAGCCTCAGATAATTCAGTTATTAGAAACATGACAGAGACTAGAGAGCAGCAAGATTTAGCAGGTTTAGGGAATGCCTTAGAAGTTGGTCGTCAAGATGCAGCCTCAGGATTCGGAGACGCTATTCAATCAGTAGGCTCTATGGGAGGAATATTAGGAGGCGCTAAAGGAGCAACAGCAGCGGTAGGAGGAGGATCTTCTTTCAGTAATCCGTTTGCATCCACAAAAACATTTTTAGATAATCACCAAAACCCTTTTAAATAATGGCAGGTAAAGGAACATATGCAGCTTACAAAGAGCTTACTCCTATAAAGGAAGACTTTGGAGAGTTAGCAAAAGCAGGTAACGCAAATAAAGCAGCTCAGATTACAGCAGATGCAGAGGCTAAAGCAGCTAGGCAGAAGAGAAAGGCAGAGCTAACGGACTCATTTAAAACCGACTACGCTACATTAACCGACGTAATAACTAATACTAAATCTATTGACCAAGCTTTTGCCAGAGGTATTAACTCGGCAAGAGATGAGATGGGGAGTTTATACAAAGAGATGCAATCTAACCCCACTATGGCAAACAACGTAGATGTTCAACTGAAAGTTCAGAACTTGAAAAGGTTTTCTAAGAACTTAGCAGAGGCTTCTAAGATGTACACCGAGTATGGTGCCTCAGTCGCAGCAGGTGTTCAAGACGGTACTCTATCATCTTGGATGGAAGGAACTCTTAACCAATTAGATAGCGTATTCAGACAAACTAATTTAGATATAAAAGTAGATTCTAGAGGTAATGCAATAGCACTTACTTACAAAGTAGATTCTGAGGGTGAGCCAGTACTTGATGAAGACGGCGAAAAGATAGTAGAGGAGATAAACTTATCTGAGATTTTAGATGGTAGAGGTTTAGAAGAGCAAATCTCTGAATACAAAATTTCTGAGGAGGCCCAAAAGATCGGTAAGGATTTAGGTAAAAGAGAAGAGAAAAAGCCAGATGGTAGTTTCTCACACTATTCTAAACAAGCTTGGGAGGATATAGAAGGAGATGCCAGAGGGCTTGTTAGAGGTTACATAGGAACAGCTAAAAATCCTACGCCTATAGCTAAGTCAATTTGGTCAGATACTTTAGGTAAGGACAAGACTGAGTTAACAGAGGCAGACATGCAAGAGATAGAAGACACTTATCTTAACACTATTAAAACTTTCTACGACGTTAAGGACGAAAGAGAGGTAAACGTTTCTGCTAGAACTAGCGCAGCAAACAGTATTAGAACTGCCGATACAGCGGATAAAGACAGAGCCGCAAAAGGTAGCACAGGAGGATCCGGTGGTGTTGAAGTTAGGACTACAGAAGATGGAGAAATAATTAAAGACGGTATAACAGGAGTTAGCGGAGATTTAGGAGGAGCTTCTACATCATTTACTATGCCTAAACTAGACGAGACAGGTAAGAAGACCTCAGTTGTATTAGGTACTAAAGGAGACGAGACAGACGTAAAAGTACTACACCTTACAGACGCAGGTAAGATTGTTTATGAAGGAGCTAAGTACGTTGGTAAGACATCTGGTAAGAGTATAAGCGCCTTTGACGTAAGAGAAGGTAAGTTATCCGAAGAGGTTGTAACTAAAGAAGTAGGTGGGGGTGTAAATCCTAAAGATGCCAACGATATAGCTAGACAAATTTACTCAGAGGAGAAAGGTAGAAAGCTTAAGAATGCAGGTGAGCTTAAAGAGTACTTAGAGAACAAGGAGAAAGCTTATAAAGAAGGTAGAAATACTTCAAAAGGAAAAGATGAAAGTAAGGCAGCCAAGCCTGCTAGAAGTACCATCTCAATGTCAGAAATTGAGGATAGAGTTAAAGGCTCAGGTTATACAGTAAAAGAGTATATAAAATTACTCAAAGAAAAAGGAGTAGACGTAAAATAATTTAATATATAGTAATGGAAGAGGAATTAGACGAGTTCGGAATACCAGTTAAAAAAGCACAAACATCTAGTGGGCCAACAGACCCAGAGTTAGATGAGTTTGGAATACCATTAAAAAAAAAAGAAAAAGGAGAGCCTTCGGGATCGAGTTCTATCTATGGTCAGGCTCTTTTAAGTTCGGATGGTTCAGGCTATGATGGTACAGAGGTTCCTCAAACCGAGGCTCCTGACGATATAGTAGATGAGCCAATCGCTCAATTATATAGCGCCTATAAAGAGGCCGGTAAGATAAAATCCTCTGAACTTAAGCAGATAGAGCAGGTTATACAAGACCAGAAAGATGGTAAGAGAAGTAATTGGGAAGTTGCTACTGCTTATGCAGAGGGATTTTTATTTAAGGCCGACATGGCGCCCGTGTTTAAATTTGATACTAAAGATGACCTTATTAAGGCCAAGAAGGAGAAGAATAAAATCAACTTCTTACAGGACTTAACTGAGGATCAACTAGCGGACTTGCGTTCTTACTCAGGAGAAAAAATATCTGAGTTAGAAAACAGCAACCTAAACATTTTATTTGAAAATAAGATGATGGAGGAAAGAAGTAAGGAGTTAGTAAATAAAATCAAGTACCTTAAATCCGGTGTTGAAAAAATTGAGGAAGTTGACCCAAGCCAACAACAAGTTTTGATAGACCAATATAAGGAGGCATACTCTGAATTAGAGGGCATCAAGCTAAGCTACAATAAGAACGTAGACCTTATCGAAGAGGGTACGGAAGATATTGGAGATTTCTATGAAGAGATAAACCTATTGAAAAGAAACTACGGTGGATTAGATTACTACAAAGATATTACTAGATTACAATTCGCAGCACTTGGAGAAGGAGCAGCCACTTTCGCATTGGCTACAGACGAGATATTAGATAAGAGTATCGGATTCAGGCCAGTTACTTCGGGGTCTTCAAACCCACAAGAGTATAGGGATGAGGCTAAAGAAACTCTTACTAAATTCAGACAAGAGGTGGGTAACCAAAGAGAGGGTCTTAGACCTCAATTATCTGTATCTGAAATAAATGACTTAAATACATTCTCCTCTTGGCTAGGTGAACAAGTTGCTAGTCAATTACCAGTACTTGCTACACTTGCCATTAGTGGAGGTTCTGCAGGACTTGGAGTTCTAGGAGCTGCATCTGGTGGTCAAAAGATTGGTGAATTAGAGGATGAAAGAACAGCGGCCAAAGAGGAAATTTCTTCTCTAGCGGACTTAGTGGAAACAGGTACTTTAAGTGACGAGGAGTTCAAAGACATCTCTGATAAAATTGCCAAGTTGGATAGGTCTAGTAAAGTATCAGACCAAGAGATGTATTTCGCAGGGGTAGGTTTTGGAGCATTTGAAATACTTACTGAAAGAGTTTCTTTAGGTATTTTATCTAAGGGTAAGAGAGCTTACACAGCAGCTAGAAGGTCTGGTAAAATTGCTAACTTAGGTTCGTCTTTATTGAGGGGAACGGCAGCAGCAGGTAAGGAAGGTTCGGCAGAGTTCGTAAATGCGTTCGCAGGTAACACTCTAGATATCATGTACTTAGACGATCCAGATACTCACGTATTCGACAATACTATTGACGCACTTGCGTCTGGCGCAGCTATGGGCTTCGGAATGAGTGTCTCACCTACAGCAGTAGGGTTCGGGGCTAAAGCATTCATGCCTAAAGCTAAAAGAAAAGGTATTATAGCTAATACAGAGAAACTATCTAACATATTAGGTGAGATTGAAAACAAGAAAGATGAGATTGCAGAGTTAGAAACCTCAGAGAACACTTCGGAAGTTGAAGGACAAAAAGAAGTATTAAAAACTTTAGAGACTAAAGCTAAGCAAGTAAACAAAGAAATAAGTAAAGACATAAAAGATACTTTCGATGATATTGAAGGTAGAAGTAAAACAGATATAGCGGAGTTAATCGAGCTTGATAAAAAATCAAACGGGATTACGGCTAGAGTTAAGGCTATAGAAAACTCTAACATCTTACCGGAGCTTAGACAAGAATTACTTACGGACTTAAAAGCCGAAGTAGAAGTTTTAGCAGCTAAGAAGCAAGAGATTTTAGACAAGCCAAAACCTAAGAAGGAAAAAGTTGTAGAAAAAGTTGTAGAGGAAGTTGTAGGGGAAGTGGTTGAAGAATCTAAAGAGAATACAACAGAGTTAGAAGATGTAGAGGTTAAGCCACTTACAGAACAGGCCACTAAGAAATTAGAAGCTGTAAAAGCAAAGTTGGTGAGATTATCTAATACTAAAAGAGGCCTTACTAAGAATCAAGCCTTGGCGCTAAAACTTATCGACTCAAAACTTGCAGGTACTAATCCAATAGAAAGTTTATCAGAAGTAGACCTTTCTAACACATTAGGCCTAGCTAAGGCAGAGGCTTATTTGACAAAACTTAGTAAAGAGTTGAAGAATTTTGGAGGGGCTACAGCAGGTATGAACTTACCAGTAGTTATTGCCAAGAGTGCGGTCGACGCTATGAGAGTTGGGGTTGCTGCGGCTAAAACTACAGCGGACTTACTTTCTATAGGTTTAAACCACGTAAAAGAATCTGATTGGTTTAAAGGCCTGAACGACGTTGACCAACAAGCAGTTATCGACAACTTTGAATCTGAGATGGGTGACCTTGACATACTTACTAGGAAGGATAGAAAGTCTATCACTAGAAAGCTTTTCTCTGGGGTGCCATTGGTATCTTTCATAGATGAAGCAGTTTTCAGTAAGATGGCAGATGTAGCAGATAGGTATGTGGCTCAAAAGATAGATGAAGGGGCTAAGAGTAGAAACGACCTTATTAGAAGTGCGGCTAAGTTCGCTATAGGTTGGGCAAATGGTTTACCACGTACCAACGTAGAGTTGACACAAAGACGTATGGTTGCAGGTCGTCAAAAACTTGCTTATGCTAAGGCGGCTAAAATGGCCGAGGATCTTAAGGTACTTATTAACAACGACCCTGAATCGGCTAGAAGAGTTCACTCTGTTTTAGATCCGGAATTATACAGCGTACAAGATGGAGTTTTACTTGAAGAATTAACAGACAACGAGAGAGCTTTATACGATATACTTAGAGACATAAATAACCAGACTCACGAAACTAACTTTGCATTAGGATTAATCTCTAAGGAGACTTATGATAAATTTAAGGGTAACTATATCGGTAGAGGTTATGAAGGTCACGAGACTGTGGGAGAACCTATAGAATCTACTATTAAGAATCAAATCTTAGACGATATATACAAGGAAAGAAAAGACATTACTGAATGGATGATTGACAACGCTATACAAGATCCTATTTATTTAACTATGAATAGAATGGTACAGACGGAAAGAAACGCAGCGGTATTGGCATACTCTTCTTTAATATCTAAAAAGAAAGGTAGTGTTTTAGACAAAGCAGAACACGACAAGCTTAAAGATAAGAATGGCAAAGTTAAAGGGTACACGCTTCTTACTGGGAAGGCCTATGGTAAATTAGATGGCAAGTATGTAGTTGATTACGTTGCGGAAGATTTCAAAGGGTATTTCTTTAATAACAAGTATGCCGACCTTGCTTACAAATTAGCTAAGTACTACGATAGGAATGCAGTTAGACAGTTCTTGAAAAAATATCATACTGTTTACTCTCCTGTAGTTCAATTAGGTAACTTGGTATCTAACACAGCTTTTGCATTTGTTACAGGTATAAACATTGGTCAAATGGCCTACGAGGCTGCCGGAGCTAGAAAAGATTTAAAATCTAAATCTGGTGACTACTTGACTTTATTAGAGTTCGGTATAATTGACTCAGATATTCTTTCAGGGGATTTAATTAATTCTAGAGCAGAGGCAGAGAATTTAGGTGTAGATAACAAAGCTACTACCGCAGCTAAAAAGGCGTGGGAGAAAGTTCTTAAGGTAGACGAGTTCGCTCAAAAGATGTACTCATCTTCGGATGATGTTATGAAATTGGCGGCGTTCAAAGCACTTAAGAGAGTTGGATACACAGAGGCCGAGGCTGTACAAAAAGTATTCGAAGGATTCCAAAACTATGCGACTGTAGGTAAGACTTGGGATTTAGCAGCAAAGACACCATTGGTGGGTAATGCCTACATAAAGTTCCAAGCGGATTTACAAAGGATTATGAAGAATGCAGTTACTAAGAGACCTCTTACAACCGCTTCATTCATGTTCATGTTAAAAGGTGTTGCATTATTTACATCTACCATGCTTGCAGGTGAAGAAGAGGAAGAGAGATTGATAAGAGAGGCTAGACCTTTCATACCTAAAATAAACTTAGGTTTTGCTGACATCCCCCTTACATTCAAAGTAAGTGAAGACAAGGAAGTAAACGTAGCGAGATTTATTTCTCCATTCTACGAATACGACATCCCTACAGGCTCTATGTTAGAGAAAGCAGGTAAGTTCATGCCATTCCAGTACAAAAATACAGGTATGGAAGAGAAGGGGCAAGAGTCTGGTAGTTTAGACACTCCGGATTTATTATTAGGCCCTTGGTACGCAGCCTTTTTCAGTAATAAAGATTTCCGAGGGAAGGCCATTACAGATCCTTACGCCACTAGGTACAAGGAGTCTGGGTTAGATGACGGAGAGAAGTTGGTTAACCGATTAGAGTATATCTCTAGGTCTCAGTTCCCATTGTTCTCACCTATACAAGATGCGTATTTGGCCAATGAGTACGGCGAAGATTATTTCGGAAGGGATAAGACGTTATTCGATATTATAGTTTCTAGAGTAGTTAAAGTACAAACCTACGATAACGAAAGTCTTAAGAAGACTATTGAAGGTGGTTACAAGACAATAAACTACAAACAAAAGGAAATTAATGATAAGATGTCTAGTATCCAAAAGAAGAATAGTTTTGATATTTCTGAGATACTAAGGAGAGCCGACGAAGGTAAAATCTCTGACGAGAAGGCCAAGAGATTAGTTGACTCTAAACTAAAGGAAGGAAGGAAAGCTTACAACAAACAAGTGAAGCTTCTAGTAGAGCAACAAGAAGAGTTGAACCTACTAATGGAAAGAACTAGAAAAGTATATAGTTCTGTAAAATAGAAAAATCCCCCTCAAGATTAATTTCCTGAGGGGGATT